TTAACGAGCCTTCCGGAATTGAAGTGCCCGCATCCGGCTAAGATAAGCGGGATCAGGAGGACAAGCGGAAATCTTGCCCCTCTCCAGCTCAAGTTCATAGTCCCTTACCTTTTCTTCAACTGAGCTTAGCTGCTGGACACGGTCCAACAGGCTTTTACTCGCTTGCTCTGAGATGATCTTATGCGCCGTTGCTACACGTGTGAGCGCGTTGTTATCTGCCTTCAGTTGGGCTACTTCGGCTTCCCTGTCATGATGTAAGGCTGAGAAGAACCAGACTGACACGCAAAGCAGCGCGGTTGTTATGAGTGAAGAAAACCAATTGGGTGTGCGTGGTTCAAAGCGTGCGATGAACGCAAGCAATGCACCTACAAGCGCCCCATAGGCCAGCAAGGTTTCAATGCCTGTGCTGATAAACGAGGTAATGAGATCTATCATCCCTTCGCCCCTTGCATGCACAGCTTGTATTCGGCCTGCCTTCGGTTCACCAAGCCCTGAACCTTTCGACCGCCAGCCCTGTTAAACCAAGTAGCTGCCTTACAAGCTCCTGCCCAGTTTCCTTCATTCAGTCTTCGCCGAGCGGTCGATTTGCAAAACGCACCAGCCCCGATGTTGTAGGAGAGCGAAACCATTGCAAGGTAGGTCTTGATTGGGATATTTTCTGGCGCTTTCAAGCATCTGCGCATCCCGGCCTCATGTTCCTTGAGCGATGCATCAAGCATAGCATCGCATTCAGCCTTGGTTGCTGTATCACCCATCTTCACGCCCTTGGTTTCGCCGTAGCAGATCGTCGATACGCCAACCACATCCTTGTAAGCGCTGGTTCGTAACCCCTCCCAAGCGCCCACAAAAGCAATGATAAGAGCCGCTGAGGCTCCAGCGAGCCGGGTTTTGGTTGATTTCATGTTAGGGGTCTCCAATAAAAAACCGCCTCTGAGGGCGGCTGGTTGGCTACTGCTGTGTTCCGGTTCTACCGTTTCGATTTAGTCCGTCGCCAGTTAGGGCGGGCTTCTTGGTCGGGGTCTTGGGTTTGGCCCCTTCCCGTTTCCCTGCTCCATCCTGCGGTTCTTTCACGTTCAAGGTCGTTGTTGCACCTCCACCCCTCGCCGCCTTGTGCGTTCTGCTTTCAATGCGGTATGTGCCGTCAATGCCCTGCTTGATGCCTTCCACGGCGCATAGAGCTTCTGCCTGAGCCTCTGGTGCAAAGTTGATTGTGATCGAGCCGGAGGCCTTCTCTCGCTTTCCCTGCCCTTCACGGGCCTTCAGAAGCTCTTTGGCTTGGTCTTCATCTTTGACTGTAGAGCGGATGGCGTTGAGCACAGGATCTGAGAATGCAGGGTCTTCGATTTCCTCCTCTTTGTAGGGTCGTTTGACTTCAACTACCTTGCCTTTTTCCCTGTCCACATAGCGTACTGAACTACCTGTGAAGGCCCTGCGCAGATCACGGGGTTTCAAGCGCCAAGTGATGATGTTGCCGGGATAGATGCACTTGAGCACAGGAAGCCCATTCTCTGCCCCCAGCGGTAGTAGAACAGCCATCTTGTCCCTGATTTTGAATGCCCCATTCAACTCTTTTGCATAGCGCTGGCCGATTGAATGAAAGCTCTCTCCATTTGCCGACCAGTAGTCGCGAAAGATTTCTTTAAAAGCCGGATCTACCTTGATGTTAAATCCGGCTTTTTTGGCAGCGCCTTGCAGGAATTCTTCAAGCGTTGCTTCATCCTTATGAAAGAAAAGCGGTTGCTTGACCGGTGAGCGTTCATCGAAGCCTTTCGCCTTGATCGAGAGCTTTTGGCCTCCTGAGCGATTGCTTGAGGAAACGGGTTGGTCAGTCACTCCTTCAAAGACCTTCTTGTCTTCAAGGATTACGGATAATCGGTGGCCAGCACTCGGCAACTTGATCTGGCCTGCACGATCATCAAGGCTAAGACTGCAACTATCAGAGCTGATCCCGGCCTTATCCGTCGCTGAAATGTTCATCAGATAGGGGCGAAGATCCTGCGAGATGTCATCGCCATTCAAGATGACTTTCCAATCTACGGTCCATTCGTTCATGCGCTATCCAAACAAGTCTATTGTCGGCTCTGGTGTGGTTGTGGTTTCAGATGGCAGGTCAGGAATAAGCACCTCCCGGCCTGCTGTGAGCAATGCGCCCTCAGCAGCTATGCCAGGGTTAAGGCTAAGTGCCTCGGTGATGAGATCTTGCCCCTTCCAGCCATGCACGCGCACAAGCAGCAGATCCAAGGTGATCCCTTCACCTGTAACGGTAATCTTGGTGGACATGGCCGCCCCTCAAAGCAGGTCGAAAACAGAAATCAGATCCGGAATCAGATCAGCTGAAGTCGGGGTTTCATCCGGCAACTGCTCAAGCCCAATCTGATAGGAGATCACAAAAGGAACGCCGTCCCTTTCCAGCTCTTTGTGCGTTTGCTTTGAGGACTTGATAAAGTAGTTCCCCAGCGGTTTGCCATCGCCACGCATAACCGGAAAGACCTGACCAGTCCGCCGCATTTGATCGGCTATCTCAAGCTCAGTAAGGCCACCTATGCGGATGGGAAGCAGCTGGCCTGAAAGGTTGATGGTTTTGCCGCCATCACCCATGAACTCTCCCGGTTTTATCCCGCCCATAACTGGCTTCTTCGCCCAATCTGCCTTTGCGGAGATGGACACCTGATCCACGTTGAATGGAAAGGTGTCCATCTGCAAAGCTCCAAGAATGTAAAGCATTAGCGCACCGCATATTCTCGGTCTGCATGAAGTCCGGACATCCGATCTTCGACCTGTTCAACAAATCCTTCGACCATCTCAGACGCACTGCTTGCCGCGTCTACATAAAACGGCCCGAAATGATAATGAGTTTCACCTGAAGATGAGCCTGAGCCGCCACCGCCGAGCATCTTTGCACTCTCTGAAGCGGTGTGGACGTATCCGGACTGGCTTGGTGTCACCAGTTCTGCGCCATTCTCTCCAACCAGATAGTTGCGACCACCCACAATCTGCCCGCCCAATGCGCGTGCACCAGCGATCTGTGGCACCTTCAAACCAGAACCAGCAGAAGGTTTGGGGATTGGAACTGCGAGGATTTGGTTTGCTTTGGTTTGAAGGGCTTCCGCCACCTTAGCGTCAGCAACTCCATTTGCAGTCTGCGCAAGCTCTGCGTTGAGCGTCTTCAACTGCTCGACAATTTCCTCACGGTCTGTCTGCAGGCCGCGCTTGGTTTGCCTTTCGCTTCGGCTGTCACCCAACTCAGCAATCTGGCTATCGATTAGTGCCAGGTCTTGCTTAAGAGCCTCAACCAGCACGTTCCCTTTTTCGACTGGCCCTTTGCGCACCCCGATGAGGTCTTCAAGCCATTGGTTCATTGCCTCACCGTTGGCGGCTCCAGCATCGAACCTGTTCTGGGCGTATTGAGCTCTGTCTTTCCAGCTCATTCCCCATGTATTGATTGAGTGCTCAAACTCGTTGAGGATCAAACCCACCAAATTCAGGCTTGCTGCACCTTTCAACAGCTTGCCAGCCTTCAGCCCTTTGACATTAGATTTTCCGCCTCCGTTATCGTTGGCGGCAGCTGGCATTTTACGGGATACCTGAGGAACACTGGTTTTCTTAACTGAAGAGGGTCTTGCGCCTGCCGGACCAGCTGTACTCCGGGTCTTGCGGCCACGACCGATTGAGATCCCGGCTAACTTACCAGCTCTCTTGAGCATCTTGCCAACACCGAGCACGGTATCAATAAGGGTTGTCTTGAGTAGCCTCGCAGCGAACCTGAGGCCTGTCAGTGCTATGAGAACGCCAACAATTGCACTGCCGTACTTGATGATATCCGACAGGATCTTAGGGTTTTCTTCAGCCCATTTTGTGAACGCTTTTATGTGCGGACCAATGGTGTCCATGAAGTCATTGAGCACCGGGAGCAAGGAGCTGCCAATCGCAATGGATGCGGCTTCAATTTTATTTTGGAACTTTTGCAGTTGAGCCGCTGAGGTTCTCGAACGTTCCTCGAACTCTGCTTGAGATGAGCCAAGGAACTGAGCCTTAGAAGCGACTGACCCCAATGCGTTATCCAGTAGCTCTGCATTCTCAATCAAAGGCGCTATAGCCCGTGCTTCATCACCGAACAGATCGGAGATGGTTGATGTCTGCAACTCCTTCGGAAGCTCCCTTATCTGCCCTATAACGGCTTTGAGCGTGCCTACAGCGTCCTTTTGCAGGTTCTTGGATACCTTTACCGCATCCAGTCCCAAGCGCTTGTAGGCCTTGTGTTGGCGCTTTGTTGACCCCTCACCTCGTGCTAGTGCCTTGCCTGCATTTCGGAAGCTGGTGGCCGCAACATCAGCTTGTGCGCCTGACGCGATCATTGCAGAGCCAATAGCTGCTGTTTGCTCCGCGGTGAAACCATACTGCTTACCTACTGAGCCTACCCGGCGCATGAAGTCGAGCAGATCAGGAGCAGAACTTGCAGAGGTGTTTGATAGATGGTTGATTGCATCTGCCAGCTCGCCAGTTTCGCTCACGGTCAACCCGAGAGCCGTCTTGATCTTGGCAAGGCTTTCGCCTGCTGTGCCGGCACTCACATCAAAAGCCACACCGACCTTGGCTGCCATCTCTGCAAACTGGGTCAGCTCATCCCCGGCCATACCGGCCTGACCGGCTGCGGCGACGATGTCGGCAATCTGAGAAGCGGTCATTGGCATACGGGTGGACATATCGATGATGTCCTTGCGCATCTTTTTGAAGCCCTCAGGACTATCGAAGTCGACGACCTTCTTCACGTCCGACATCGCGGACTCGAACTCCATGGCAGACTTTACCGGGGCAGCAATGGAGCGGGCCAGAATATAGCCCGTTCCGACTGCGCCAAGCATCTGCCCCTGCATCCGGTTCAGCTCGCGCCTATTGCGATCAGCTGAGGCCTGCATCCCCTTCATGGAGTTGGCGATAGCTCGCGCAGGACCGCTTGCCCGGTCAAGAACTGAAATGACCAGCTTGGAGGTTAAAACACCCATGACATTCTACCGATTTGGAGGGGGAGCATTTTCTGCCTTGAGCACGCGCCCAAGGCTGGAAACTGTTTCAAGAAAGAAATCAATCTCCCAGTTCATGACCACATCAACTGGTGTGTGGAGCCTGCGCGAAACAGCGACAATCAAGTCTCGGGAATGGGGGGCGTCTACCCCTCCAGATACTCGTCCCGAGCGTCCAGTTGCTTCAGCGCCAAGATTCCCTGCTTTCCCATCAAGGGAGCAGCACCCCGCGTAGCTTTGTCGAGGTCTTCGATATCGAGACGTTCGATCACATCCAGATCAACGCCTGCCAGCTCTGCCAGAAGTGCAAAACCTGCCTTCTGCTCGTTTGTGTGCTTCTCCCCGATCAGAGTGTCTCCGGCGCGCATGCGGCGGAAACTCAGAGAGGTGACTTCGCGCCCGTCATGCTCGAAGGGGTAATCCAGCTGCACCGTTGCTTTGGTTGCTTTCTCAGTCAATTTCCCACGTCCTTAAAGCAAAAGAGCCCCCAGCAATGCTGAAGGCTCTGAGAGTTATGATAATTGGTTGTGCGGCTTAGATGCCAAGGGCACGCTTACGCTCGCCGTCTGTTGGATCGGGGCGGATTTCCCGTTCCCAGAAATCCCAATAGAACAGCTCTTTTCCATCAAGGATGAGCTCAACGTGGGTGACTTCTTTGAATGCCAGATTGCACCCCTGCAGATCGTCGGCGCCCATTTCATCGGGCTCCCACTCCATGAGGGTGGCATGAATGAAGCCGCGTACGGGAAGCCAAATATTCCCCGGCATCTGGCGATAGTTGCCAGCGAAAACCCATTCTTCAGGCTTCCCCAGTTTTTCAAGCAGCTTGCCATCAAGCCCTTTGTGTTCAGCCTTGGGCTCAAAGGCTTCAGTGCGTGGTTTACCGAAGTCTACAGCACCGATACCGCCACCGGGGTTGTGGTTGACTGTCGTGTATTTGAAGGCGGGCAGAACAAGCTTGCTCAGAATGTTTGCGCGGGAGTCTTCCGGTTCACTGACCAAGCGCAGGTCAATATCACCGTTAATCAGCATAGGGCGCTGCATGTGTGGTTCTCCTGTTAAAGGGGATTAAACAACAGCGCGCAAACGCGCCAGAATGTCTTTGATCAGGCCTTCAGTTGCAGGGCGATAGCGGCGCAGCTCGAAATCAGCACGCTTGAAGGCACTTGCAGTTTCCTGACCAAGCTCAATCTTGATGTGACCAAGCTCGATGGACTCAGGCTGGTTCTTATCGGCAGTGAACATCTCGGAGGCAGGCGTATAGCCAAGGATATGCCCACCTTGTTTCAGCCCGCGCAACTCACCGATTATTTCACGGACCCAGCTTTCAACCCGTGGCGCTGTCTGCTTCTTGCCCAAGTGGCGCCGGGTGATCTTCATCATCTGTGTGACGATATAGTCAGAGCCGCGCAACTGGTGCAGCTGCGGCCACATCGCGTCGGTCTGCGCCATGTCGGTACCAAGGAAGGTAAAGCCGCCATCAGCAACCGCGCCATAAACGCCAATCTCACCTTCTGCAGCAATCGCAATATCAGCAGCAAGCAACCGCTGCCCTTCCTTGGAACCATCAAGGAAGTTAAACGGGATCTTCCGAGATAGACCGGCGAGGCCAAAGATTGGTTGATTGCAGATCGTCTCGAACGGCATGTTGCCATTGTTGGTGTCGGTCCGAACAATCAAGCCAGCCACACGTGAGGCCATGGGACGGGTTACAACGGCATCCCCTTCCCAGACACGCGCAGCCACACCAACCGGCATCAAGCGGCCTGACGCCATGGTTTCACGGGCGTCAATGGCGTTATCAGCACTTGTTGGGTCTACATCAACCGGAGCCACTGCGAGGATCTTGCCAATGTTAGCTTCAAGCGCAGCAACCACCGGGTTGACAGTGTCCAGATCAGGGCGCCATGCAGTTGAACCTGCTACCACAATGCCGGGTGTTGCGTTGACCGCTGAGGGGATTTCCGTGATGTTATTGATGATGCTAACGATCGCAGCCGCACTCGCCTCAGGGGTTGCCCCCTTTTCGGTTCGCACGATTGTAACATCAGCAGCTCGATCAAGTTCATTGAGCTGATCCTGAATGCCCCGAATGTGATCCCGCAAAGGACCGGAGCCAAGAGCTGCAACCGCGTCTTTGTCGCTGGAAGAGATGCGCTTTGCTGTATCAAGCGGAAATTCCGTGTCTGAAGCATCATCAGAGCTCTCGATCACCACGACCTTTGATAGGTCGCCTTCTGAAACCGGATACGGATCATCCGATTTATAAGAGAACTGCATGCCGATTGTGGGCGCGCTCATAGATATTTCTCCATGAAAAAACCCGCTCCGGCAAAGCCGTGCGGGTGGGTTAAGTCTTAAAGGGTTTGGGGACTGGCTAGGTCAGCGCAGCCAGAGCCTCGGGTAAGGTTTTGGTTAGGTCCCAAAGCAGGTCTTTTGACGGGTCAGGGATTGGATCAAGCTGCTGAAGTTTGGCAGAACGTTCCAACAAAGCAGATTCAAAGTCCTCTGCCGTGTTCAGGACAGCCTCAACCTGTTGCTTAGTCGTGAATGTGATCAAGGCACCTGCTTCGGTTTCATAGGTCTTGCCATCTGTACCAATTGCACCACGGTCAAACCCACGCATGAGCGCATTCAGGCGTCTCAAGCTTTTGTCATCACAGCGAAACTGAATGTCATTGACTTGCGTTCCAGTCTCAATGCGTCGTTCCGCTTCATCAGAAACCGCTTTTCGAGCATATGATACAGGTATCTTTACCCAAGCCTCATTCTCTTCGTCCCATTTACAATTCGGTGTTGGCTTGAGTGGAACCTCAATAGTTCCTTCTGGATAATCATCTGTAAAATGATGAGGACGCGGAGGAGTGATTATATTGCCCTCGCCATCATCAATTGGCTCAGCCTCAACTGGCGGCTGGTAGTCATTAACCTGCCAGTATCCTCGTGCAGGGTGATAAAAACCTTTTTCCATTTAGCGCAGCTCCCGCCATGTATTGAAGGCTCCATTGAACTTGTAATAATGTCCTTCAGGCACCACGAAAGAGGCACTGTGACCTGTTCCTATCCTAAGCAAAGATATCCATGTGGAACCATCGAAAGAGACTTGTACGAATTCAGTAGAGTTTGAGTAGATAGCAACTTCAATCGATTTCCCACTCGTGTTTTGATAAACGGTAAACGTTGAACGGCTACCTGACATATTCCGCCAGTACTGGTTGCCCGTGCCCAAGCCACGACTTATCCCGGCAGCATCCGCTATTGCCTCTATATTGCCTGCATGCACAACTTCATGGCTATCGATGTATGAAGTGCCAGTGAAGTAGTTGTACTGAACATCATTCTGGAAAATACCAATACGCCGATGGCCATCCCAACTGCCATCATAATTTTGATACAAAGCGATAGGTTCATTATCGATTGTGCCTGCGTCGTAATCCATGTGGATGTATAGACCGCGTGGGTAAGCGATGTGGCAGTCAGATCTGTTCGGATTGATCGTGATATGTGCCCCATAATACGTGCCGACTTTCCCCTTGCCGTTCACAACGGAGTAGGAACGCAATCCGTACATGTAGTCTACTTCGCCAGTTGTATCAGTGTCGGTACCAGTTTGAATGTAAAGCCCTGCCATAACCCTAACAGGCGACGAACTACGCTGCCGTGCTGCGATCATCCCTCCAAAGGCTTCGTAAGTTTTGCCCGGTGAGTTGCCGTCTATATAGGTTATTGAGAAGATGCCTCTTTTGTAGAACCGATAACCCAGGTCATCAGAAGCATTGGCAGGGGCATACTGCTTATTTTCTAAGAACAAACAATTGGCAGTCCTATTAGTCGAGATGTTTTCAGTATTCTCAGAGGCAAGGCGGTAACGTCCTAACCAGTGATCTTGATCTTTCATGGACGCGGTGGTGTTCAGCGCATCAATGTGCCCCGCGACTAGCTTAGTATTTCCTGCAGACCTATAAGGCCCATCCGATACAAAGTGCCAAGCATTGTCGCCATCATCGTGCCAGATGTGGTCGATGTTTTCGCTAGATCTATCACCGAACTCTCCATTACTGTCATTAGAGATAACGGCTTTATTGTTGAGGTACAGATCACCAGCTATCGAGAGGGTCTTTGCAAACCTCGTGTTCTTGGTGACATCCGAGAGGTTTGCAAGTGTAATCGAAAGACCTTCGACATCATCTACCGTGTGGTTGTGATCATCGTCAGCGAGCTGTGTTACAATGTTATTGATTTCTTCAACGGAATAGCCGCGCTGGCCGACCCCCCAACCCTCCGGCTTCTTCTGCAAGATTGCTCCCTCAGGTGCATCCGTTACCGCAACATCAGACAGATCATCTAGTTTGTGACCATGACCACCCGGAGCAAGCAGAGCCAAAGCCTCTGCCAACCCATTGATCTTTGACATTTCGTGAGAGTGTCCGGTAACAGCAAGGCCCGCCAGAGTGACAGCAACTTCACCCAGGCGAGCATCAAGAGCCTCCAAGAACACATTGATTTTCTGATGGTCCTCGGAGACATTTTCCGTACTGTCGAGCAGTGGCAGATTTAGATTTGGCGTGGTTGCCATTGATCGCTTCTCCTAGATAGTTGCTACCGCGCGCAGGTCTTCAAGCACAGGTCTTGCCTTTGGATTGCCTTCGATCGTGATTTTCACTGCTGTCTCACTGCCAAGGTTCTGACCCAGCTCGTAAGTGGCATCAATCGTGCCAGCTGCATCAAGCACCTCACCGGTTTTGTAAGGAGCTTCAACGAAGCTGCCTGAACTGTTCTTCAGGAAGACTTTTGCACTCGCACCATTGGGTAGCGTACGTTTCACCCGAACCGGGAAGCGGTTTGCGTTCCCTGTCTTGAACAAACGCCCCACATAGTCAGCAGTTTCCGCCAGCTTGCCAGCCCGCACCTGAACACCGGGGAAGAGGCGCGGGCTTGCCGTACTCGTTCCCTTCAGGATGGCCGCAATACTGACTTTCTCTTTCACCCACTCATCAAACTGCACACCGGCATAGGCCGTGGTCAGGATCTTCGAACCATCTGCGCGGGTTATTTCAAAGGTAACGGAACAGCCGGTTTCAGGGATATCGACAGCCGCAGCAATCATCAGATCAGAGCAACGATCCAGATCCACTTCACCCAGTTCAACGCGCTTCGTTGTCTGAGGGAACACAGCCGCATCAACACCGCACGTCAGATCAGAGCCATGCACAGGGATGTAAGTGGAGTTATTTGAACTCTCGATCTCAGTGCCGACGGTGTATGGGTTCACACCAAGGAAACTTTGGTTTTTGGCGTCAAACTCACCCAGCACCGCAGCTGAGATGGAATGCTCATTATCAGGAGTAATTGCGATGAACGCATACTCACGAGTAGAAAGCAGATACGGCAGTGATGGGAACGGACATGGCGTCCATTTGTTCAGCTCCACCTTGGACATATCAATGACAGCCTGAGCAAGAATTTCATCGGTTGGAAAGCCCGCCCCGTTGGTAGCTCTCAACTCCACCACAACGGGTGTGTTCGGGTTGCCAACTTTGCAGAACCAGAGCTTGACCTGTGCAATATGGCGATTGCCCGCTGGCAGGCTAAAGGTTTGCCCTCTTGGATCGCGGTTTCGCGTGACAATGCGCGTCACCGTTATGATCTGAGGCGGTGGCGGAGGTGGCGGAACCAGAACAAGCGTTGTTACGCGCTGCATGGTTTTGGTGGTGACCTTGCCCTCTCCTACAAAACGAGCAAAAGCCTCAGAACCTCCTACCCCAAAAGCTTCAACCAGCTTCTCGCCAGCTGCATGCTTTTTGGCTGGAATACTCAAAGTGATCGTAAGACTCCCATCCCCGGCAGCAGCAGGCTTTTGAGGAGGCGTCATGTCCACATTATCAAACATAATGCGGTCAAGGATCTCGCCCCCACCAAACCCCTCGATGGTTACGGTGATATCGATGGCCCGCAAAAACTTGGCATTTTCCTCAGCAGTACCGACCACTTGCTGCTCATTTGTTGAGGAGGCTTCCGGCCCATACACTTCATGGGTCACATCAGATTCCCAAACCTCATCAACATCCGTCCAGAAGTCCTGCGATGGTTCGAGCTTCATGGAAGCTGGAAACGGCTCATGACTGGCAAAACGGTTGATCAGCTTACAAGTGGTGCTGAGTGGCTGATCAATGACGTTTTCCAGCTCATACGGAAGCATCTCCACGCCCTTATTGTTGAGGTCGTGGATGGTGACATCCAAAGGCAATGTAAGCTTGCCATTTCGCACCGCTGCATTCTGCTGCGCTCCCATATCGCGCCAACGGTCATCAACAAACGGATCGACATATATGCCGCGCTTTGCAGCCGGTTCCTTGTCGTGAATGTCCAGCTGCAAGCGGTTCAAAGCAATCAGATCCCGCGATGCTTCCATCATCCGAAACAACTCCCAGAGCTTGTCATAGGTGATGTTGTGGGTGCCATCATTCTTGATGACAGGTAGTCCATCAAAGTCGTTGTAAACAGTTGCCAGTTTGAGGAGGTTATGTGGAGCGGTAGGAGCAACGGCACGCGCAGCGGACTGTCCTTCCACGTAAACAGCGTTTCCTGATTGATCCAGACAAACGAGATCTACACGGGGTAGCTTGCGTTTGTAGATCACAACCACTTCACCGCCCTGACGACCGCCAGTCAACTCGATATCGTGGGCAGATACCGTCACAGGTTCCACCGAGTCCCTATAACGATACTTACATTGATACGTGGAGCCGGTAGAGGGTTCATCGCCAGCAAGCGACCAATCCACTTTGTCAGCGGTGAGCTGGTAGTCAGTGCCTTTCACAAAGGTCTTTGAGCCTTGCTTGATCTGCACGATTTCTTTCAGGCTGTCATTTTGAAGCCCGTCAGACCCGTTCAGGATTGAACTGCGCGTAACGCTCTCAGTAACTTCCTTTTCCAGCTGGATGTTGACCAGCTCATCAATCGGGCCATGGCTAAGCCGGAACTTCTGCTTTTTGTTCGAAGCAACGGTGAAGGTGTGCTGCTCTCCGTCGATCTGGAACGTGTCCCACTTCTCTTCAACCTCAAGGCGCAGGGCATACTCACGTGGCCGCTTGAACCCGTTGATGTTGCCAATGCCAGCTGCAATTGAGAAAACCACCTTGCCGTTTTGCTTCTCAATAGCCGTTACTAAGCAGCCCTCATCTATGTAGTTGCCATTCGCTCCCACATCCTGAGCAGCGACCATCTGAGCAACCTGGCTCATTTCAGCTGGTGGTGTCTGGTCCAATGGCGTGCCCTTGACCAGATTGTAAACCGGATAGAGCTGACCATCCGCCCCGTCCCCGGCATAGCCCCAAACAAGGCGGGTCACGATCTTTGATGCTCCCTGCTCGCCTTCGGCCTCTGTGCCAGGTTTCAGGCCCGCAAGTGTTGGATCATCTTCAGAGTTGATCACGGTGGAGCTGACACGCACGCCAACCACCAGATCGCCTGTCAGGTCCACACCTTCCAAAATAGCAGCATCAACCGGACGCACGTCCCCTGCGATGTAAACAGTGCCTGCACCAAGCAGAATTCGGCTGCCCTCACGATCAATCTCAATGGCCGCGCCGGACTTGCGGTCACCATCACGGGAGACAGTGTTGCCGATACGCGTAGACTGGCCACGTGCAATACCAAACGCATCGTTGAGATCCGTTCCGGTGATAAAGACGCCTTCAGGCCATACAGAGGCGGAATCGTTCTGGCGCGCAGGCGTGCGATCAAACGCGCCTTGCACGAGTGGATGTTCAAAAGCCATTAGGATGGTCCTTATGCGAAGCTCAGGAGAACCTTCACGCGGGTGCGCTTGGTGAGCCGCAATTCAGTAGTGAGCGCCTGCGAGCAAACAGCTGCAAACGGTGTTTCGATCTGCTCAGGAAGAAGCCAGCGCTTTCCTTGTGGCTGGGTCGGCTTTGGTGTGGCTCCAAACAGCAGAGCAACAGAGGCGCAGTCTTCGCCTGCCCCTTCGCCAAATCCGGTGAGCGCCTCCACATAGACACGCTGTCCCTGATCGTGCGGTGTAATCTGCTCCGAGCCGACCTTGTAAGTGGAGCCGGGCGCTACCTGATGCAGTGCCTTAAAGCGCCTCGCCCCAATCAGGGAACCATCGGCACGATAAAAGCCCATATAGCCGCCCAGCAAGGCCGTTTGGCGGGCCATAACGCGAAGTTTTGCCCCTACGCCTAAATCCTGCCATGAGGTTTCAATCTCGTTCCATGGCGCTGCCAGCTCGTCCCAAGTCACACCACCCGAAGAGATATCGATGTAAACACCGATCTCCTGCTTTTCTGCATCCGTAAGCGCTCTTTGAAACTCATGAGCGGTGCCAAAGCTCCACTTTGTTGGAACGTCACCGACCTTTGCGCCGGAGTGCGAGGATAGAAGTGCATTTCCAAGCTTGGAATAAGACAGCTCAGCAGCGCGAATGTCATAGCCGTTAAACGCCCGCATGACTTTGGTGCGCCGGGAAACGGAAAGACCAACGATCCCAGCAATGCGAGGCAAATCCTCTTCGCTGCGCGGGAGCCGGTCCAGCGCCAGCTGGTCCCAATGCCATTTGCGCCGCCTGCTTGGTGCAATCTCCAGCGCCCCGCCATAGTCGATGAAACTGAGCCCCTTATAGACCGCAGCCTCAAAACCGCGAATGCGCAGCCATTCAAGCCCTTCATCATAAAGCTGGTAAATATTGTCCACGTAAGGGCTCAAGATACCAAGGCCGGTTTCCTGAATAAGGTGGGGCATGATGCGCGGCTGCGGGTTGGCCCACTTCATGCCGAAGTTGTCATAGTGCTGGCGGACCTGCTGAAGCGCTTCATGATTGGCCTCAGAAATCGCCCGCATCCATGGAGTGGCACCAGCTGGCAAAAGTGTTTCTGTCATCGCCCGCGCCCCATGGAACTGATTGAAATCGTGCCAAGCGCAATCGCTTCATTCGGATTGGCCACAACGTCATTAAATGGCGCGTCTACGATCACGTTATTGATCCCATCACCCATAGCTGAATTGATCAGCCAAGCGCGGGTGAGATCGAGCCCGAGGCGATCTTCATCTTCCCAAGCAGCCCGTAGCTTTGCCTCCAGTGTCTCCAAGGTAGAGTTGCGCGCATGCTCTTCAAGCTGGACCTTCAAAGCCACATCAATGGTCTTGGTGACAGCTGAGACAACTATAAACCGGTCTGAGGTGACTTTGTTGTTAGGCAAAACCAGATGTGCCAGGACGGTTTCAAGTAGTTTGTCGCTTGCATGGCCACCGGGAACGGCTGAGAGAATGCCCACATAAAGTGTCGGGTCGATGCCGTTATCCCAGACAGCAACGCCCTTCACATCCAAATGGGCGTCCATTGCAAGCGCCTTGCAACGCTCCTCAGGGCCACCACCGGAACGCCCGACAATGTGAAGCTTGATACGCGTTTTAAAGCGCTCATCATCTTCGCCTTGCATGCGAGTGACGCCATAAAAGGTCGCCAACACATCAAGCGCCACACCGTAAGAATAATCCACGAAGTAGAGGACAAACTTCTCATTCCCCAGCTGTAGGAGATAAACGACCAGATAGACCAGCTCCTCCTGCAAGATTTTGGCCGGATCTGTTTCAAGTTCGCCAACAGTCCAAGGGATTCCGGCTGCATCAAACTTGGCTTTCAGACGGTCAAGCGAAGCTGCAAGGATAGCCTCATAGTCGATATTCTCAATCAACTCCGGTGGTGGGAGCTTGGTCTGAGCCATATGGATCAACTTTCCAGTGTTTGCACCTTCCCATCCCGAAAAAACAGGCCGAAGGAAACAGAACGTTCAACGGTAAAATCTGGTGGTGAAAGGTGCGCTTTCGGGCGAAAATCTGCCTCAATGGTTAGGCCGACAGCCCCCAAGCGAACTTGTTCTACGTTGCCTTGCGGTGTTAGTCGCCGAACCTTGAACCGGGGCTCCCAACGATCAATTGCAACCGCAATCAACTGCATGAAGACAGCGAAGCGCTTTGGTGAAAGCTTTTTACCCAAGATCTCGACAAAGCCCGCGCCGAACTGCCTGCGCATCACCCGAGAGTAAAGCCGGGTTCCAAGGGTGACTTCCACGCCTTGGAGCGCTGATTGCAGGTTAGAGATCGGCTGCCCGGTGTGCCTGCTAATCCCTGCCATATCAGGCCTCTGGCTTTGCAGGGGCTTTACTGCGTCGCTTGCGCGGTGCTGTTGGGGCGCTGTTTTCACCGTCTTCAAGACTAGCAACACCTATTTCGACGTAATAGGCAGCCGCCTGCTCTGTCATTTCGACAATATGATCCTCAGGCACACGCGCACCATCTACGGTGTCCGCACCTTCGCGGATCCGGTATCTTTGCTTTGACATGTCTGGAGTCCTTAGTTTGGGCCTTTGGTGTTAGCCGATCCCGGTGAAATACCGCCATGATTGTGGTTAGAGCCGGTGTTCTTGCCATTGTGCGTGACCTTGCCGCCTTGAGTATCAACACCATCGCCGCTGATTGTATGTGTCACGCCATTCACAGTGATTTCGATACTGTTCTCAGCTGAGATCTTAAGCGTCCCGTTCTTGATCTGGATGCGCACGCCAGCATCTTGAAAAACGTTGGCTTCCATATCGGAGTTAGGCGTCTCATGGCCGTTGCTGTAGCCCCCTGGCAGAAGTATTCCTTGCCGGGGGTCGCCATTTGGATTGAGTGTTCCAACCATCTGCCCAACCTTCAGCGGAATAGATGTTTTGGAGGTTTCTGGATGCGGTTTCCAAGGTGAGAGATAAAGGGCGCCCTCTTCATCCTCTCCCAGTTTGATCCGGTAGCCCTTTTTCGGATCGATATCATGTACAGGCCCGACCTGTATCATCTCAGAAATAACAGACCTCAAGGTTTCCAGTTCAGCCTGCTGCTGAGTGAGCAGCTCGGCGATTACCTCCCACTCGCTATCCATCTTGTGCGGCCTCATTGAGCCCGAGCGTTTGGATCTGGTCTGGATGCATGCCGTTTTCTATTCTGAACACATCAAGCGGAGGCGCATCCTGCTCTAAGACAGCGCGCATTAATTCAGCTTTAGCGGCTATGCTTGAATCATCACTAGCCTGCATGAGCTCAAATAGTTCCTCGAATGGGTTTGAGAGCACTTCAGCGCCGGTTCTTGGCTCTTCTAAAAGCATGCACTTGAGCTCAAACTGGTGGGCCGCGAGCCGCAACCCATCCTGTTCATTTGCAATACGACCCTTTTTGAAGCTGGTCACACCGATCAGTAAGTCTCGAAACATTCTCGCATAAGGATCGCTTGTGTCTGAAAGAGCGTTCATGATTTCCCGGCCAATCAGATCAAGTTTGAACTCCATGTTCGCGTCTGTGACAGGGATGTCCTGCACAATGACCGCCTCGCCTGTGTCATCGTCTTTGACCGCCATTGAGGAGGTAATGCCCCACTCGAAATAGATCTTGGTATCTGCTTGCTCGAAGAGCTTTAAACCGTTGCCCGCTCCTGCCATGTCGGCTTCATCGGTATAAATGGTCAGAAAAGGCTGTTCTTGTGTGGTCTCGGGCTGCCCGTCCTCATTGAAGTTGAGTGCACCAAATGAGGAGTCCTGAACATTATCGCCCACGCTTGTTTTGCCCTTTAGGGCTTCACAGAGGCAATGCCGTGCGGCAATTCTAACGAGGCTCATGCTTCCCCCAGCTCAAGTACAATGCGCATTTCATCGCGATAACTTGCGTGCAGGACATCAAACCAAGGCTTTCCATCGCGGGTAATTGCCCTGATCCTGTCGCCCTTCTTGATCTCAGGGCCGGTGTAAAGCGACTTTGCGATATGCAACTTGGTCTTTGCTGAGTTGACGCGGCCACGCCATTTCATAGCGTCTCCACCGCTCAGGTTGGTGTTGCGCACATTGCCTACTCTCAAAATCGCTTCGACCGTTGTGTTCTCCCGTGATGGATCTTGCAGGCCATCTTTCAGAAACTTCAGCTCAATGGTTTCCGCCCAACGTTCGTCCGCTGCTGCGACCACTTTCTCAAAATGCTTCTTCGTTTCAGGTGTCATGGCTTGCCCTCATAAAGAGAAAAGGCGCGAGTTTCCCCGCGCCTTTGTTTTACTGTGCTTCGGCGGCTTCAATAGCCGCTTGGTACTCTTCGACTGTCCAGTCTTCATCTGGCGTAATGCCAAGCTCTTTGGCTTTGTTGTCGAGCTCGTCAAACTGAGCCCGAACCAGATCGCGAACCTTCTCACGAAGGGTTTCAAGGCCAATGTTTTTTGGCGGACGGTAATCAAGCTTTTCAGCTTCTTCACGCAGTTGGTCCATGGTCATTGAGCTATATGCGTCTTCACCGCCTTCGTCTGCAACAGGCTCGGTGTCCGGCTCTCCAGCCTCATAGGCCAAACCGTCTTCAATCAGGTGCGTCCCGTAGTCCTCAGGCACTTCAACTGCTTCACCTGGGTCAAACTCTTCTACCTTCTCCCCACCAAGCACGCTGGCGGGGATCTTCAGGCCGTGGGAACTCGCAATCCACATGGTCTTGGTCATTGCTGCTCCTAATTAGCTCGGGCTGTAGTTCTGAAGGCGAATTTTGCGAAGCACGCTCGGGTTGGTGCAAAGCGAGATGGGGTTCATCTGCACCTCAAGAGAACGACCTTTTCCATTCGGGTCAGGATACTGACGCATATAGAGAGGCAATCCCTTCGTGTTCACGGTTTCTTCGTAGTCCGCCGGTGCAAAGCGGGTCAGGAAGAGGTCTTGCACGCCGAATGGCACCACACGAGCTTCATTGTGTGCGATGTACGTACCCCCACCCGCTTCACGTGCTTTGCGACCTTGTTTGTAACGTTCAAATTTGAAGCCTGCGTAGTTGAAGGTTTCTGGAACATCTTCCAGCAATGTCTGAGCTTCAGCAGTGTTTTTGAACCGATCCTGCACCTCAGGACGGAACCAGATCCACTCATGCAGGTCACGCCCTGTATAGACGTGCATATGCCCATAGTTACGATCTAGGTCGTCTTCGATACCGTAAAGGGCATGTTTTAGAAAACGTCCTAGCTTCAAGTCCGAGTTGCTGTGATCGAGATCGAGCGCCGGTGGCACCGCATACCCGAACTTTTGGTAAAGGTTGGCGAGCACTACCCCTTTAGCAGTGGTCACAATACCCGAGATTGCCCCAATTCGCTGGTGCTCAAGGGTGTTGTCGAGATCACGTGCATGTCTCCCACCCTTGCTAACAACTCTCTCCCGCAGCCCTTCCAGCTGGTTGTCAGTTCCGAATTCACGAACGTTTTGAACTTCATCCGCGGTCACGTGATCATCACGCTGATAATGCGGAATTTTAAAGGTTTCCATGGTGCGAACTTCATCGCCAGTGGTCTCACCCGGACCACCGCGAGGCGTCGGTTCGACCAGCTGCAGGTCATTGCCTTGCCGCTCAATATCGATGTAGGTCGTATTGACCCCATCTTCTTCAAACAGACCAGATTTACCAATCTGATCAGGCACCGAAGGTTGCTCATTGATTGATGCCGTTAGGCTGTGCACGCTAAATTTGTCGTCGTTCCAAATGCTGGACATACGTTTCTCTCAAGTTCAATTAGGGGAAAGCTTCAAAGGCGCTCAGCGAACAATGATGCCGGTGGCTGCAAGTTGCTTAATCTTGGCCGCTCGCTTGGTGTCGTCATCGACAGACGCGTCAAAGACGATCAGGTCTTTTTTGACCTCGGCATCTCGCCTTACGATTACAGCCTCTGCATCACCAGCGTTGGTATCAACCGTCTGCCCCAGAACCGCCTTTGCGTCTTCCGAGCCGTCAGAACCTGAGGCTTTAGAAGGTTTAAACTTCTTGTTCGAAGTGATTTCGCCAACTGCCGTGCCAACTAACACCACACCATTACCACTTGCCATGGTGACGGCTTCGCGAGAGCGATTGCCGCTCGCTTCAGAAAGCAAAAACGACCAGTCACGAGCACGCATCTTCTCAGACATGCAAAACTCCATAAAAAAAAGGCCGCGTATGCGACCTGCTTAAGCTTTGTTGCGGGTGACGATGGCTTAAGAGGCCATCAACTCACGACGTTTTTTGTAAATAGAACCAGCACTCATCGTCGGCTGTTGTGGCTTGTCAGTGCTGTCCAGACCTGCACCCGTCTGTCGCATAGTGTTGTATTCGCTCTGCGATGGGTTGTTATTGGGGGCTGGCTCTTTGTCTTCCATCAAGTCAAACTTCGCTTTGATCTGTTCAAAGTCCATGCCGTCAGTCATGAAGGATTCTGCAAGCTTTGGCTGCTTCTGCGCCTGCGGGAGTTCCATGACTTGCTTTTGTAACTTCATGTAAGCCGTGACGCCTTCCTTGACGCCATCGGCTTTGCCCTTAGCTTCCGCAACAGCCACCATCTGAGCAATTTCTTCATCAGTCTTTGGCATTTCCGTCTGTTCCTCTTGGGTTTGAGTTGTCTGCTCAGGTTCCTTGCCCCACTTGTTCGTGAGGGTCATGGTCACCAGCTCTTTTGGAGCTTTTGAGTATTGGGTGTAGTCAAACGGCGAGCACATAAGCGAGTTCGTGCTACCATCGTGAGTTGTTGCAAATCCAGCGATGACCGCCTCTTCACCCATCATCCACGTTTCAGCCTCCATGATTTCTCGGGCTTCTTCAGTAGTCTTGCCGGATGCTTTAGCGTAAAGCTTTGCATACTCATCAGCCTGCATGTCGAGCAGAGCCGCACCTTCTTTGAGATCTCGCGCAGTGCCCCAAACGCCAGAGGATGGATCATGGATCATCATCTGAGCACCAGCTTTCATGATACGAACATCTGCGCCCATTGCGATGAGTGAAGCAGCTGAAGCAGACATTGCATCAATCTGTACTGTGACCTGACCGTCATGGGCTTTGAGCGCGTTGTAGATGGCTATAGCAGTGATCGGATCACCACCACCTGAGTTCATTCGAACAGTTACGTCCTTTTCACGTCCGTGCTCTGCGAGTGCCTCAATGACCTGAAGCGCGGTAAAGAACTCTTCGTACCAGTCGAGCCCAACAGCCCCATACATGAAGATTTGCCCGTCTCGATAAATACCCATGGTTCCTCATGCTCTTAGGCGGGCAGCAAAGCGTCTCCGTTTTCGCTTGCCCTGTTTGATTTCACATTGTGCCTTAGCTTGGTCTAGATCGCGTTCAATTCGATTGAGATCAGCATCGCGATATTTGACGAAATCCTCACCAAAGCGGCTTTCTGTTACCTGCTCACCGTTCCGCACGGCCTCGTAGATCGCCTCAAGCTTTTTAACTTCAGCGCACCAGTCCTTGCTCATTCATCACCCCTAGGTTGCTTGGCTTTGGGTTTCTTTGGCGCGTCTTCGGAATTGCCGCTACCTCCCTGCACTTTTTCAGATGGATGCATGCGGCCCTGCTTCTTAAAGTCCTCGATCTCTTCATCGATCTCCCTTTGGATTTGGTCATAGTCGACGCCATCCAAAGAACATTCACGGCGGACCGACGAAACGCCATTTTCAAGACGTTTCTTACGGGCGCTTTCCTTCTTGTCATCGTCAGCTGTAGGCTGGGCCGGTCCCAGAACATCAACCTGGCTTATCTGTTCGCGGTTCGCTCGGAATGCCGTATATCCGCCTTTGAATGGGAGGCGTCCTTCAGCAATCTCTTCATCCAACCAGTTGGCGAACGTCACTTTTGTAAGCGGTGCTACCACACGATCGCGCCGACGAGTTACAATCGGCCAGATGGTCGCATACTCCATTCTGACTGAGCTGTAAGTTGCACCGGTGTGGTCCATGGTGACAGAAGAAGCTGTTGCCCCGATCCGTCGCGCAACTTCTCTCAGAAGGTTCTGGAAGAAGGACACATAGTGTGGGTTTGGCGTTTTGCTTGAGTGAAGCTCAAACTCTTCTCCCGGTGCGAGGTGGTTGACCCTCACTCCATCAGAAAGGTTGATTGTTCCTTCCTGAAGGGCCTCAAGGCGTGACCGCCATAGGTTTGCAAGGTCTTCGCCGATATCTTCGTTGTCACTTCCATCAAGCGCCTGAAATGCTTGAAAGATGTCTTCAGAGGCATCGGGACTTTTGACTGTAGCCGCCATGATCGCTTGTGCGAGTGCGGTAGCAAGCGTCGCGTTTCCCAGCTGCTCCTGAAAGCTCATGTTGTTCAGAACTGCGGTCATCAGAGGGACACCGCGAGAGGCGTCAGGGTTCTCTGAGCGATCCATTAGCTGAACTACTTGACGCAAACCAAGGCCATCAAAGGCGTCCACATCGTGATCGACTAACCCGCCTATTTTGCCTTTGCGCTGGAATCTGTACTTGAGGTGTCGCCCGTTATCATCCTTGAAGATGCCATCTTCCAAACCAATCAACTGGCTTGTTTCCCACTTCAGTTTATGGGGTGAAACGAGCGAAACCTTAGTGCCTGTCCTAATGCCATACTTCTTCCGCTCCGCAGGAGACATAAAGCTGAAAACGCCATATGCCTCACCTTTAGTTGCGTAGATCCGGCAAACACCATCATCCATTTCAGCAAGCTTCTTCTGGCCCGCTAGATCCACTTCAAGAGGGTTGTTTGCGTATGCGCGGAACTCCTTTTCAACGAGCTCTGCAAACTCTTTCTCTTCCTTCTTGTCATACCCGAGTTTTGAGAGGTCTGGCTTATAGTTGATCTTGAGCCCTTCCCCGATTGTATCAGTGATGACTTGATCAACTGCACCGGCGATCCATCCGCTGTTGTGCATGAAGTCAGTCGCAAGGGCAGAAGCCCGCGCCGCCGCCGCTCTCACGTCCTCGGACCCTGAGCGGATCGGGGCGGAGCGCTTTGCCAACACACCAGATGGATCGCCGCCAAGATAGCGCATTGTCGAGCGGGGGTTGCTCGTCAAGCGTGCGCTGGTCTTCGCGAGCTGCCGGGTATTGGCAGGCACGCGGACACGAGGTCGCGTCAAACCTTTGCCTGTCATTGAAATCTTCTCCGAAACTTGTTCTTCGAGCGGGGCGCCTTAGGTGCTGGTCGAGTAGTCCCACGACTGGCCTTGATTGGCGCTTCGGGTCTACTCGTCTGTTTGGGTTCCTTAGGCTCGTTCGGCAACGCCGGTTTAGGTAGGCTCTGTTTACCGCCCGGTTTACTGATCAAACGATCAGGTAGCGATAGACGCGCGGCGGCTGCATAAACCTTGCAGTCCCACGCTTCGTTGCGGATACCGTCTTCCTTAGGCTCCCAGCACCTAACAGACTTACCTGCATGCTCTTTGATAATCGCTTGCTCAGCAGTCATTTGAGCGAAGTAGTCGGCAGGTAAATCATCACAAGGGAAATGCGTTGCGTTTGGCGTTGGCCCACCGTCTTCAGGCAACAGAACCCCGAGCTGCAAGGCGATCAAATCCTTCGCGGTATCAACACCCACAATGTAGACATGCTCACCTGAATTCTTGGTTCGTGAAGGTGTTTTAGGCCAGATCTGACGGTGCCCAGCATTGTTTCCTTTCCCCTTGATTGCGTAGATACGGCGATGTTTCCGTTTCGCACAAAATGATTGCACGATAGCTGCTCTGTGGCCTTGAGAGTCAATGCAAGTCGCCTTGACTGAGAGCCGCTTCCCATCCTCACGGTGGTAGACTCTACGTAACTCTCTGTCGAACTCATCCCAGACCCGCTTGCCTGCTGTATCGCCATCCAACACTATATGCCGGATGACCCAGTTTTCATCGTCAAGGCCATAACCAACCACAGTCATTTCAATGCGGTCGTCTTGCGTGTCTGCCCCTACAACGAGCAGGCGCACGCCTTCTGGTATCGCTTCATGGGTGTAGTTCTCTACCCGCTCGGCAAGGCCTTCCGCACTCAATGCCAGCTTGATACCTTTCACGACCTCTGCAAGGGCAGTGTTGGTCCATTTGCGCAGCATTAATGGTTTCTTGTAGGAGTTGAGGAACTCCTTCACGACATCAAAAAGGGAATGCCTCGTTGAATAGAGCTTGGAGACATGGAAGCCTGCATGCCCTTCATAGTGCGAAACTTTTTTGCATTCGGGACAGTGTGAGCGGCCTTGCTCATCCCAGTGTCCTGCGCCACTCCAATCGAGCGGCTTATGTGTCTTTCCGCAGCACGTGAAAGGCTTTGTCTGCCTCCACCCAAAATCCGGTTCATCAGCAATGCTCAGCAGCGCTAACTTACGCTCCTTTTCACTCCATCCAGCACCACACTTTGAGCAAAAGTACTCGGCGGTATTTGAAAGGTGGTTGCCATTGTCGTCCTTGTCCCACTGAACCGTTTCGCGGGACCAATAGAGCACCTGTTCTTCATCGCAGTGTGGGCAGCGAACGAAGCATTTACGCTGATCGCTGGCCATGTACTCATGATAGATTTTCGATGTTTCTTCATCTGAAGGTGAGCACACACGGACATTCAAGCGGCGCTTGTTAAAGGTAGAGGAACGCTCCTCACCCAATGCCAGAGGGTCACCCATTCCGCCTGCGTCGGCGGGGTAAAGATCCACCTCATCAGCAAGCGTAATCCGCTTAGGGCGTGATGCCAGATCAGTTGGCGAGTTAGCCCCCACGAAGTCCAATGCTCCGCCAGGGTACTCTTTGTGCTCCAGTGTCGTGCCGGAATCCCGCGACTTGGCATCTGGTATCAGCTCCCGAAGTGCCGGTGTTGTATCGACGGTTTTCTGAAAGCGCTCCTTTGAGAACGAAACAGCAAGCTTTTGCGTTGGCTGAATGAACAAGATCGGCGATGGATCTTGGTGAATGTGGTAGCCTGCAACGTTCTGGAGGAACTCGGTTTTCATCAACTGAGTACAGGCCATCGCTGTGAGAACTTGCGTATCCTTCTCCGTTACCGCCATCATAGGGCCAATCGAAACAGGGACACGTCTTGTTTTCCAGCGGCCCGGATTGGCCGAGTTCTCCCTTGCCACATAGCGGTGCTGATCAGCCCACTCTACAAGGTTTAATTTTGGGGGCGGCTTGAGGTCTTGTTGCCTGCACTGGGCAAAGACATCATCAATTCGCTCACCAGCTATCTCCCGCCAATGCTTCAAGAATTTCACTCACCTTTGAAGAGAGGATCTCCTCAATGTCTGGAGCCTCAAGAAGTTCGAGATCAGCAGAGATTTCGCCCGGCATTGCAACAAAGTTTGCTCGGATCTCAGCGTACTCTTTCGTCAGCTTCGCTCTGACGATATCTATCGGGATTGCAGTTCTGCGCAGCAACTCAAGCTCGATTTCGGCCTTTTCTGCTGATGCGTTGTCCTTGCGTATTTGTGCCCGTTCGCGCTCGGGTATCTTGTCTTCACCTAATGAGGACTTACTGAACATCTCACGCCAAGCGAACACCTCGGCAGTGTTGTATGTCGTTAACTTCCCTGCCCCTTTATCGTCATGGACTGGACAGCCCTTGGCCCTCCACCGATGGAGCGTCTGTCTGCTAATTCCAAAGATCTCGCAAAGCTCCAACGTGCTTGCAATTCTGCCCATCACGTACCCTCACATAAAAAAGGCCGTGATGTTACAGGTTAGCAACGTCTACGGCGCGAACATTCATTGAAATTGTTAGGTTTTTCGGGTTGGTAAAGCTTAAAACCCGTCTAGTAACCCCGCTGTTTTTTCAGCTGTAACGGGCCATAACTCGGGCTCCGCCACCGCAGTAAACGGAAAAAAGCAAAATACGGTCCCTAGACCGGGGGGAAGGATTATCGATGAACGCCTGAATAATGTTCCCGATCATCTGTGCATCAATCCTTACTCATCATATACACTCCAAGATCTACATCTTGGGTTTATTTTGAAGAACTTGAAATCCGACAAAAAAGTTGGATGAGTAATTTTAAGTCCGATATCTTGATCAGGTTCAGGGCAAACCATAATTAGTCTCTTCATTGCCTGCCAGTTCAGTCGATTTTGCTTAGCGGTCTCTTTTAAGCCTGTAGGAGGCATTCCCTCAAAAAAATAAGCTCCGCGAAACATCTCTTCATTATCGATCTTTGCACACCTGGGAACTTCGCTCGTTCTTCCAAAGAAGAATCTTCCTTTTGCTTTGTTGATCACACAGAAGTTGGCTTTTGAGATTTCTACATCCTTAAGGTTTGTCTGTACCCATTCTGTTCCAGATAGATGTGCGCCAAGGAAACTAGTAGCGGAGATGTTGCTATTCTTGAATGAGTTATCACTTAGGAAGGTAGCTCCTAAGAAGTTGCCCATACTGATGTCGATGTTCTCAAAAGTACTTTTTAAAAAGCTAGCGCCTTGAGCGTTCAAGATATCAAATCCGTGGGATCGTAACTCAATGCTAAATGCTTTCTCTTTGTTGCTGGTTTCAATAGTGCCTTGGACAACTAGCTGTCTCATGACTGCATCAGATAGATCTATATCTTTTAGGATCGAGTTCTTAACTAAAACATCACTCCAGTTTGCCCCTGCAGATCTTAAGTTGAAAAATATGGCTTCCTCGAACCTAGCTTTAGCTAAAAACACCCGTTCAATACTTAGATGGTCAATTCTTCCTTGATCAGGCTTATCTTTTTTTATTACGAGATCTGAAACAACAGCTGTTCTATAGCAAGTTTGCTTATCTTGGAGCTTACACGACAGTTGAAGCCCGCTCGGAAAGCTTCCAGCTAGCGATACAATGGTTGAGAGAGCTTCTCCTTTCCCGATGTTTCCTTGTAACTGGGAGTTAAGCAGGCCCCAGGCTGCTGCTATTCGATCTCTATTGCGAGCCGCGCGTTCTTCCTCAATAGCTGGTCGCTCAATCGTCCAGCGCCACGAAAAGTCAAACATTACTGCACCTACCGCAACCAGAACACCGACGACTTCAAGTGCCCAAATCAGGTTTGCGTGCCGTCGACGGAACGCTTTCAAAAAACGGCTAACTCGCCCTTCTACAACGTCGTTGTTTGTTGTTGCTCTAACAAACTGCCGTCTACCATAGGCCTTTTTTGAATAAGTGCGGTACTTCGACATAGGCGCCTCCAGAAGATGAACTGGATGATAAATAGAATTTGAAATATTTGCTCACCTTGGCAGCCCTATAGGCGGATTCCAAGAAGAATATGGTTTTGTTACGCGAATCCAACTATTGGAAGTCGTATGAATAGTCGCACTTTCTTTCTTTTCAGCCTTTGCCTCTTTTGCGCAGTCCTGATCATCATCCCATTTTGGGCACAGTATTTTAAAGTGACCGGTGTTGATGGACGCGTGATCGAGTGGCTGCAAGTTTTGGCGGGTTTCTCCGCTCTAGTGATAGGTGGTGTCACACTCTACTTCGTGACTATCCAACTCGCTAAAGCAGATCATCAACTGTCTAAGGCTAACGAGCAGTTAGAAAAGGCAGATGTTCAGATCGCTTTAGCTCACAAGCAACTTGATCTCGCAAACGCTCAGCTCGAACTTGCCCACAAAGATAGCGCCATGCTTACCTTGCAACTAAGAGCTAATGCAGTTTCAGCTATCGAAACGGATCTTTCGCTCCTGAAGCAAGTCAAGGAACAAGTAAGCAGCGGTTACATTGTAGCAATGAAGGAGCTATTCTCACGAATGACAAATGAGGACCGCATTGCTCTCTATAGCGATACGGTTCGAGAGCAAGCTAAATCGCTCCTTCCAAAATTGGAGCAGTTAGAGAGCGATCTTTCGGATAATGTTGAGGCAATCATTGCTCACCTATCAGAAGATACATGCAAGCAACGCACTCAGTTTATGTCTGCATTCTCAAAATTTGTAACCTATATTCGGCGATGTACTCATGCCTCAGGGTTTAGCTTAAATAATAGTATCGTTGACCCTGCCGAAGCGTTGGCGAATAACTATCTGGATGAGCTAAATACAATTGAGCGTACCTATAAAATTTTTCTGGATGAGGCAAAGAGAGTAATGGAAAAATGGTAGTAATTACCCCTTCACAGCAAACAGACGCTTAACTTCCGCTTCCATTGCTGGTGCAAAGGAGCGGGTTGCGTTGTCGTACTGGGCTTTTGATGGACCTATTACCATTTCATCCGGAATGCGGACGCTACTCTTGAGGCTATGGAAGCCCCTGTACCAACGCTTACCAACGTTGAGGTTGGCCCGGAAGACTGCCCCGCCCAGGTTCAAGGTTTTACGACCCGGGAAGCGCCCGCCCTTCATGAATGCCTTTTCCAGATAGAGCCGCTGGCCCCTTGGCCGCGCTACTACTCCGCCCCGCTTCAACTCTCTTGGCTTGAAGTGCTTCAGGCTGATGAAACCGCCCTTGGTTGTTAGCACATAAGACAGGCTGGCAGCGTTGCCCTTATAGCTCGCGCTTGCCCTCTTAGGCTTCCCGAGAGCCTTCCTGATTGTACGGGATGGCAAGCCGGTCTGCTTTGGAAGCGTCTTCAGCACGCCTTTACGCAGTTTGGTGCCCGTTTTGTTGATAACCTGTCTATAGGCGCGCTCTGCTGTCTTTCTATTCCCTAAGCGCTCAACAGCATTGCGAAAGTTCGCATGGTTGTCGTCAGCAAATTCGAGGGTAACTGGAGACATTATGCGGAGCCTTCTTCCGTGGCATGCGTGGTTTTGCTTTGGCCTCAGACGCTTTGTTGTTCTGTGCCGGTTGCGAAGCCCGTGTGCACGAACATGGATTTGTAACTTCTGGTTTATTGAGCTTTGTGCTGGATAGAGCTATCCGGCCAACAGATGTTTTTCAGAGAAAGAATTGCAGATGAATACATTGAGTAAAGCCACTCTCGCCTTCATGTTTGGGCTCGTAAGCTGCCTACCTGCCAAATCAGCGGAGATTGTTTCCACTCAGGAATCCGCGACTGCTGCCTTGCTCACTTCAGTCGAAAAGGTTCGTGTCCAGATAGTAGACACTGTGCACGGTGATTGCTCTCCAGCCCCTGAAGTACTGAAAGACAAATCGGAGAGCGTACTGCGCAAAAACGGAATACCTGTTACTGAAGATACATCTGCCTCTAACACCGCTGTGCTCTATCTGACGCTTACTGGTTTCAAGCCCGGATCAAGATGCGCTGTCGTGTTAGAGGCAAAGCTCTCCGTTATTTCGTATGCCATTGCCGTCCCTTCACAATACCTGCGAGAGGGTACTCGATTTAGCAATGTGGTAGATCTCAATCTCCTAGGGCACCTGTATGTCACCGATAGCGATATGCATTGGAACTTAACTGAAGCAGCTGGCGAACTGGCGAATGAAGCTGCAAAGAAGATCCTACATGCGAGAGAATTTAAGTTCGAATACAAGTAGCCATTTGAACGTGTCCCGCTTTACATGAGCCGCATATCTCGACAATTAAAAACTATTATTTCACAGCTAGCTAACCGCGTTTCACATACTGAACGGGAGTTGCTCACGTATTCGCAAAGAGCGGGTCATTACCTGTATCTAAAAAGAACGGAGTAATGACTTATGAAACGCTTAGCTTTAACTGCTGCAGCGCTTGTAGCTTTTGTACTATCAAACCAAGCCTCCTATGGACGGACACTTGAATTGGTCTTCTCCAATATGTGCGGAGTGGATATCATCGTCTCTTCAGATCCGCAGCTCCAAGTCAAAAATACGGCTACCAACGCAGCCTTAACAAATCCATTTTTGCTTGTAGAAACTGGTGAGCTAATTGAAACTGAAAGTGAGTTTAGGAAAGACTTCAGCACACGTTTTAACACTGTAACGCGAGACGGTGATACTTTGATTCCACTAGGTAGCTTTGATCTAGAGTTTATAGGCACAGTAACTGAACGTTTTTGCAAAATTCCCGCAACTACAAAAAATGGCTTTAAAAACAATTGTAAAGTAGTAGCGCTTCCATTGCTTGATACGCAGGAAAAACGAAAGTGTGCTGTTGTTTTTGAACCGCAATAATCTAACATCCAGCAAATCGCCCCTGTCATTTGGCAGTCCTCTGATCGTATAGCCGATACTTAGACAGGGGCAGATACAATGCGCTGGACCGCCAACCTTAAAAATCGTAGCCCGCAACCTTCCCAGCTGCCTCAGTGGCCACTTTGGGGTCGCCTTTCACAAAAATCAGTACGTTCTGATGTGTCTTGCCGAGCTTGCGCCCGCTTTCAAAGCCTCCGCGAGCCCTCAGAGGCAGCGAACCGGCTTGAGTGATCAATACAGCGTCGTTGTAGAGCCGCAGGCCCGCGTCTTCGCAGGCTTCAATGGTGTCCCGTACAAAGCCCCGGTTGATACCTTCCCGGTCCCTGAAGTCTCCAACCACGATGGCTGCAAAGCGGTCTTCCTTCAGTCGCGCTGCGGCCTGCTTCATTGAGGCACGGAAGGCGCCGATAAACACGTCATAGTGCATGTTCGAAAGGTCTGCTGGGTCATCTGAATACTTCTCCAGATCACCGTAAGGCGGACAGGTCAGGATGAAATCGAAGTAGCCGCGCACATGCTTATAAAGCTGTACGGCATCGCCAACCTTCCACTTGGGTCTTGGCTTTACACCAAGGGCATCCGCCTGCATGTCATTGGCTTCAACCTGCTCAGGGCGCAAGTCTACACCTGTGTACTCGCGCCCCATGTAGGCGGCCACTAAGCCCCTTACAGATCCACCGGCGAAAGGATCAAGAACCTTCCCCTCTGGCGGGCAGAACCAAGCATAGCAAAGCTCAGTCAGAACCGGGTCAAATATGCTTTTACTTGCCCATGAGCCGGGCGTGGTGCCCTTCCCGTTGGTTTCTGACCACTTGGCCATAGCGCTGGCGTATCCGCCTAAAAGGTCTTCTTTCCTGCCTTCCCCGCTATCAATCCCCAGGTCGAGCCAAAGGCGCTTGCGGTCTTGCCATTCCTTGGCCCTTGCGCTCAACACTGAAAAAGGCGGTACGATGAAGTCTCGGCTTAGTGCCCCTTTACTCATTCCATGCTCTCTAAGCTTGATGCTCAGGGCATTCGCTTGTGGGCTCTAAGGGCCTCAACTGGTTTAAAGTGGCGCATCTGCGGCACTTGATTTCAATGGTCTTTACGATGGCGCCCGGTTCGTTTTTGAACAGGAGTGCATTGCAGTAGCCACATCTTGTTGATTCCAAAATGATTCTCGACGCATAAAGACCCCCTGCTCATAATTGCTGTGAGTAGATATGGCGGGGGCGGTAATATGCTAAGTCTTACCGGGCGGGTGCTGTAGTCATAAACATGCCCGTAGCTCTGGAGGTTGCTGCCTCCTAGCCTCTCGCCTCATTCTGAGGTTTTCATGATCAAGTTCAAAGAAAAAACACTCACGGTACAATTAGCTCTACTGGTACCGAACTTACTGTTCGTCACTATTATATTAATATGTGCGGTTATCTTGTTCGGTCTACTTTGGAGCGGCTTAACTAGCGCATTTCAAACCTTTTCCGAAATAGATTGGGACTTAGCAACACTCTCTGATATCGGTACGGCGGCGATGCCAGTTGTAACTATTGGTGGCTTTATATTAATCAGGCGACAGATCGGGAAAGCAGATGAAGCTAACCAAATTGCTCTTCTTCCTGTAGTCAGAGAAGCCCACTCGCTTGTTTTAGATGAGCAGCGACACATCCATAGTTTGACCCAAGTATCTTCACTCCTTCAAGCTGTTCACATTGCAAATGATCTAAGCAACGGCATAGGGCCCAAGGGTGACCCTCAGACAAACTTCAATGCACAGGGAGCAATTCTGGCGTTCCAGAGCTTAGAAGCGAAAGTACATGATTACCTATCTCCCGAAGTTTCTAAACAACGTGTAGAAATCACTCTTGTAATCAACTACATCCAGAAAGAAGTTAAGCTTCTTGAACCCATCTCAAACGAAACTCAAGAGGCACTAAGAAAACGATACGACCACAAAAATGACGAGTTAAAAAGTATCTATGACGTCAAGTATACGATGATGGATTATCAGCAAAACAGCACTGCAAGCGTATCACAAAACCAACTAAAATTCGGAGATAAACTAAACGCTTATAGTGCGTCACTTGCAATGGAAAGTGACGTTCTAGCGAAGAGGTTGACGTCTCTACAGAAGCTGATCAAAGCAAATAAAACTCTGCTGTGATCTCAATATCATCAAGCCGCAAGTTGTCTCATCTTATCTGAATAGATACCCGATTTAGGGCGAAACTGCACGGATAAATCTTTATCAGCAAACGCGGGTAAATCTCTTTTATTACAAACATTTACCGAAATTTGATGAAGTGCTCTCTCAAAACGGTCATGAGCCGTTTGTTTTGCAAGCCCCATCTTGTCCAGAACCTTCTTTGGCTGGATCTTGTAGGCGTAGCAAAACACCAGAAGCGAGAGCGCTTTTCTCTCTTCGTTTCGCTTGATGTGACGCATCCAGTCCCATGTCTCTTCCATGCGGGCAATTGCTGCAGCATCTGGCCCAGTCATGTTCCTGGCTCTCTTTTCCGCTTCAGTAAGCTTCTTTGCAACGGCATTCAAAGCTGCTTCCCATTGATCATCATCACTCGGGCTGAAGTCCGGCCAGAAGCTTTGAGGCTGCCCCGGCCTGACGCCTCGTACCTTCATGAGGCGCATGACAACCTGTGCCTCAATCAGCCGATCTAAGATCACCGCATATAGGGCTTGTATGTCGCTCACTTCGTGATCCTTTCCAGATAATCAAGAAACTCATTGCCTGCGGGAAGAATACGATAGACCCCGTTGGTAATCTCGATGAGTTGTAGCTCAACCAATCTATCAGGGTTCAAGTCCCCCCGATTGAACGTGAAGCTTTTACCTCTACGAAGACTGGTGAGAAACCAAATCTGATAAAGACTTAATGGAGTATCATATTCAGGTGGTACAGGTTGCCCGTAAGGCTCTAACCCGACTTCGATAGCCGAACAAGCAAGAGCGATATGCTTTGGTATTTCTACCGCCCGTGATGGATCATCTCGCCTGTGTCCCATCTCATAAAGCCGTATAGTCTCAGAGGATACTCCAAGAGCATTAGCGGCGGCTTCCCGAGACTTAAAGCCAAGTGCAGCCCGCCACTGCTTGAATTCTTCTGGAGTCATATGCTACTCTCTCTTTCAGAGAAGGAAGGTAAGACGCTTTTCTTTAACCGGTGGGTCGGGGCTTTCGCCCCAACCCTTGAGCATTAGGCTTTAAAGATCAGGGTTACTTCGATTTCGAGCCCGAGGAACCTGATTTTAAAACCCGCTTTCCGGATTTTCATATGCGTCTCACCTTCCTTTCTTTTTTGTCGAGGGAATATTCCCTGCCGACAGCCTTAGATTATGGTACATAGAACCAAATATCAAGATTTATTTCTGTACATAGTACCCATTCCTGTATTTATCCGGCCTGCTTTATGTACTCATGCAAGTGCTGTTCAGCCAACAGTTGAGCTTCTAGCTGCCCGTCGGCATACCCAGACGCTATACGAATTGTAGCGTTAGCTCCCCACCACCACCGCCTTTCACCTTCTGGGCCAACATCCCGGTAGACCCGCAACTGTGACTGCGGTGGGTATGGATTGCGAACAATGTAATCATCAGGCCGATCTGCCCACGTCTGAACCCAGTCGTAGCGCAACTGTTGTTTTGTATCGTCGGTCATGCTGCTTTCTTTTCCTGCTTGCTAGCCCGGCTTCGTAAAGCCTCATAGTTCAATGGGGAAACATAGAGCACCCGATTGTAAAGCGCACAGACCTGACCTGTAATCTGCGTTCTGTCGCCTGTCTCACTATCTTCCACCACTGTTCCAACCTCCACTTTCCGCACAAAGCGGACTGGGACGCTCATAAGAGCATCCCGTCTTGGTGTCCGCGATCTTCCCGAAAGGTTGTGGTGGGCCCATCAAAAACCAGCTCTGCGCAGCGACCACCTGAGCCCATACGAACCTTATCGGCGTGCACTTGTGCCCTGTTCTTCCATTCAACCAGATCCGTTTGCCATTTGACGTGAAGATCGGTTCCTTCTTTGGGTTCTTTGCGGAGCAATATTGGCTCAGGGCGGAAGAGAATGAGAATGTTGTCAGCGCTGTCTTCCATATTGGAGCCGCCAAACAGCTCTTTTCGTGTCAGGCGTTGCAGGGGTTCGCGCTCTGATCTGACTTCGTGGGCAAGGGCAACAACTGGTATGTTGAGGGCTTTGGCAATCTCCTTCAGCTCAGAAATCACGTAGCCGCAGCGTGCAGGAAGATTTGAGTCCAAGCGGCTATCTTTAGCCCGCATGGCCTTCACGCTATCGACAAACAGCGCTCTCGTACCAAACCTAGACTTGTTAGCTTTTGCCCGGATAAACAGCTGTTCAACAGTCGTTCTTGAAGTCTCATCAATGTAGAGCGGGATGCTCTGGCAATCCTCTTTTGCAAGGTAGATTTTTTCCAGTTCATCAGCCGAGAGCCCGCCCCGGCGCATAGCGTGGGTACTGATGCCAGACATGGCCGCAACGCGCCGCATGGTTAGCTGTTCTGCATCCATTTCCTTTGATTGGAAATCAACCGGGCCATACTGGCAAGCAATGAACTCGGCAATCTGCAAAGCAAGGGCTGTCTTACCGCTTGCCCCTTCTGCACCGATTACAGTTAGCTCTCCATCAACCAAGCCGCCGCCTAAAAGGTTATCAACCTGCTTTAGACCTGTCCCCAAAGCATCACCCCCTGTTTCCTGAGGCTGCGCAGCCCTCTCATAAACAGCTTGTGCGCTTTGCCCAAGGGTTACAGAACTCGCCCGCTGTGCTTGGCCTGAAATCTCTTGAAGCTCTTCAATAGCGTTCTCTGCAAGCTCAGCAGCCCTTGTGTCAGTGTAAAGAGCCTTCTGCCCCTTCTGGAAAGTCTCAGCAATCAGCTCCTTGTTCCGCCGATTGAGGAGCGGCTTCACAAGATCCTCGATTTCAGCAGTGAGCTTCTTCCCCTTGGCTGCGAGGGATTTGATGCGTGCCACAAGATCTGCGTCCCCTTCATAAGGGGCGTTTGTCTCCACCAGATGCAGATCGAAACTACCTTCCTTATGGCAAGTGTCCAGCCCGATCCAGATAGCCTTCCAGATAGCATCATGGAAGTGCTCACGGGTCATCTGGTCAGCGATATCCCAATACAGCTCAGGAGACGCCAGAAGACGTGCAAGAACTTGTTGTTCAATTGGTTCAAGGTGTGTCATGCGGATACACTCCAGCCTATGTTGTAAAAAGGATTCGTGTGAAATTTTTGTGAGTGTTTATGCTGTCGTTTACTTCCGCCCGGTATCGGGTTCTTGTTGCCTTGATAGGCATTGTTTTGCTTGGGAGCTTCGGAGGTTTTGTTCTTGCGGTGATTTACGATCTCAACCTTTCGCAAGGACGATTGTGCGACGGGTTTGCAACTGAAACACCATGGGCGTGCAGTCGGGCGTGGATCAGTGCATTGAGTGGTTGGGCCGCTGCAATTGGCGCTATTCTTGCCGCGCTCTATGCTGGTTCCCTTGTAAAGGTGCAAATCGATAAGACGGTTGAGGCAAATTCGATAGCGAGATTTAGCTTTGCATCTGAAGCCCTCAACTTCATAGCTAATGACCTTATCAAAATTAGCACACTTCGCAGACATGAAAATACGGCACGCTCTTTCAGACGAAGCATGGACCAGAAAGAAATAGTGACCAGACAAGATAACCTGCGAGATCTCATTGAAAGTGTAGATAAAACACGCGCATATTTGTTTGAGAATAAAGGTCTTTCCATCAAGTTTCTGCCTCCATCTTGTTTTGAGTTGAGAGAGAGGCTCCTTATAGAAGTTAGCTGTTTTGCTTATAACTCTGCAGAAACTGATAAGCATGTGAATTTGATCAATGACGTATTGAGAAGTTGCATCAAAAGCGGCGAGGTTCCATTTGATGAAAAACAAATACACAGAACGCTGAATGCTCTTGAGGACTACTTTGAAGCTGTAGAGTCTTGGAAAGAAAAACTGCAAGATATGCAGGCAATCGCCTTTGGACATAACTGACATCTGAGTTCTCATCAACTTAGCCCTCTCCTTCGTATTCATTGCATATGTTCAGAACATCCAGCCAGTCAGAGCCCGCCTCAGGCAAAGCTATGTCCAGCACTTCCAATCCGGTTTCCTGAAGGTTCTGAGCTGCTCTCTTTGCAGCCTTCTCGCCAGGTGCCATCTCCCACGATCCGTCGGGCTTCTGATAAGCCTGATCACCGTCGCCATAGATCCGCAGCCGGTCTACATCCAAGGGAGGTTCAAAGTTGATGAGGCCCGCCGTAGACAGGCAGGACCAGCAAGGGCGCCCAGTCAGGGCATAAACCGCTAAGGCTGTTTCAACGCCTTCAGCTATGCCGACTTCCCCGTCAGCAGCTTCCTGAAGCCGCACAGCACCCCCTGCAACCGGACCAAGGCCGAGCTTGGCGTTATCAACCGGCGCTTTCTGACCGTCCTTGGTGATGAAAATTCGCCAGATCCCGGTGAGATCGCCCATGGTGTCATCAACACGGCAAACAAGAGCGGGAAGCTTTTGTGCGTCCGGATACTTCAAGCCCGGGTGGTAACGCAGGCAGTCCGGCCACTGCATTCTTGGGAGCCCGCGCCCTAGCAGATAAGCTTCTGCAGGTGTCCCCACAATCGGCTTGGCCTGCTCCCAGAGCTTTTGCGCGTATTCAGTGCTATCAGCTTCCTGTTGGGCCTGTTCTTCAGCTTCGCGCTCCGCTTTTGCTTCCGCGTCTTTCTTTCGTTCTGCGGCTTTGCGCTTTGCCTCTTCATCCCAAGAGCCTTCACCGGAGGGAGGATCTTCACCTGTCAGAAACTCACATGCTGCTTTGAAGTCTACGGACATACAGTGCATCACCACACCGATGGCATCGCCTCCACCGCCAGCCCCTCTACAGTTCCACTTCTGCTTGACTGGATTAACGCTAAAGCGGTCGGTGCCGCCGCATGCCGGACAAGGCCCTGTATGTTCCTTGCCTCCCCGCTTCAGCACTGCCCCGCATTTTTGGGCGGCTTCGAGCAAGGGCGTTTTGTTTGCTCTGACCTTGTAGTCTTCCCATTGTTGATCAAGAGTGCTCATTGCATCACCCTCTCTCTGAAATCACCGGAGAAATCGTTCTTTGGATCGAGAGCTTCAAATTCTTCAAGGGTGCGCTTGATGCTGCGCATGCCATCTGCAGTCGGGTAAGGTCGCTGGTCAAAAGTGAGATTGTTGCTGACGCCCTTCACCACCTCAATGAGAACGTCTTTAGCCCGAACCAGACGCTCCTTGTCACGTTCTGCAATCAGCAGGCATTCCACCAATTGAGAGACGGCTTTGGGATCAAACACGGGCTTACTTTGTGGCTGATCTTTTCCAACCATCCAATCAAAGATGATGTTGGTGCACCACACAGCAAATTCAGGCGATAGCCATTGTGCAAGGTGAATGGCAACTTTGGGATGGACCCATGTGCCCTGAGCTTGCGAAAAGCCACCCTTAACGCTTTGAATTAACTTCGATACGGGAATCCCCGTTTCGCTAGATAGCGCTTTCAAATACGCTTTGGTGCTTTCTAACCGGGAGTAATCATTGAATAGCTTCCCAGCTGTTTTGCACATAGCTGTGGCGTCCAAATACCCATCACCTGAGCGCTGGCGAATTTTGGACGCATTGATGCTGTGGGATAAAAATAAGGTCATAACAAAAGCCCTTGTGTCGGCGGTTGATAAACCACTCAACAACGAGCTTCTTACGACCCACTGGTGAGCGGGAGGGTAAGAACCTAACACAAGATAGGCGGGCTTATTCCCCTTGCGGGTATTGTATTCACCGCCCTCCCGCTCATAGCGAGAGTGCTCCAGACGGAATCCGGGCACAAAAATACCGCAATGCTGACGGGTGCGGTGTCCGCTTGTGTGGAGGTTCTTACGCCTCGCCGCCAACATGCTGTGATTTGAAGAAAATGTCAAATGTGGTTGTAATAAGTCACCGACTCGGCTCAACGTTATCCAATCGATACATTTGATTTTTGAGGTATTTATTATGGGTATTGTGATTACACGCGAGAACTCTGTGAGCCGGAACCGCCTTGATGATCGACAAGTCACCGAGCTAATTGGAATTTCACGAGGGCTTCTTGCTGACAACCAATTGTCCGATGAAGAAATTCGTTTCCTGCGCAAATGGCTAGCGGCGAGCGAGGGCGTCGTGAAGAACCCGCTGGTTGCTAACCTGTATCTTCGATTGAACGATGTTCTTGCTGATGGCGTAGTTGACGACGACGAGCGCAAAGACCTCTTTTCCACTCTAAGCGCATTGACTGCCAATGACTTCGAAGAGGGTGAAGTACTCAAATCCACAACGCTGCCGCTTTGCAGCCCATTACCTGATGTCGTTTTTGATGGCAATCGCTTCACATTTACCGGCACGTTTGCCTGTGCCAAGCGTAAGAAGTGCGAAGAAGTCACAAAATCTCTAGGTGCTTCAGTGGGAGGGATCGCACAGAAAACGCGTTTCTTGGTCATTGGAGAGTATGCCACTGACTCTTGGATACACTCATCCTTCGGACGTAAGATCGAGCAAGCAGTTGAATGGCGCGATACAGGCTTCCCTATTTCAATCATCTCAGAACAGCATTGGATTTCGGCACTAGGCCGGCACATGGAAGTCGTAGACTTTACTTGAGAGCTCACTCTGCCTCCTCCTTTTGCTCATAAAGGAAGGTCTGGCAGTGCTCACAGTAAGTCTGGTGAAGATCTACTGAAGCCCCGCAGTAGAAGCGCTGATCAAGGGGCGGCTCACCGCTCCACATAGGACGTCTGCATTGTTTGTCGGTGATCTCAAGGAGCGTAACAGGTACGCTGTCCGGCGCTTGCCTACGGGCTTCAAGGGACTTCTGAAAGGAGCAGCCACCCTTGACCCATTTGGTGGAGCCAATCGATCCCTTGCGCCCTGTTAGTTGGCCACCAGAGCGACGGATAATGCCTGCAATGCTGCCCACTGAAATGCCGGGGTAATGAGGGGCCAACTCTTCTTGGATTGCCCGTGTAGACCGCGTCCCGTCTGCAATGCTTTGCACGGCAGTAATCTGGTCTTGCCGGTCTAAATCTTCCCATTGTTGTGCAATCATAAGAACACACCTTGTTCTTGAGGTTCCATGACCGGCATTAGCAGCACTTGCAGATAGCCGGTTATCAAAATTCGGGTTTTCGGTGACGCCCCATCAATGCCGGGGCCGCTCCAAGCAAGGCGCTGCAACTCATCAAGGTCGAGCAAGTCCAGCGCGTTCAGGAAGTCACCCAGCCTTCTTTCCCAAGCCGGGTAATTGGAGAACAGGTCGCTTACCGCGCCTATCAGTGAGCTTTTGAGTTCGATAGGTGGGTTTTCCATCTCGGAAAGAGCGTATAGAACTGCCCACGCATGCTCCCTGCCCCGCAGATTGATCATCTTCTGGATCCGCACTGCGGAATGCGTCTGTTGAGGTGAGCAAGGCCCAGTTCTTATCCGCTTGCTCGCGTGCAGTACCTCGATGCTCAGTTCTGCGCACAGGCTTTCCGCTTCCCTCGTGTCGGTTGTCGTTACCGCTGGCACGCTCCAACCTCCTCTGAAGTTCGCGTTTCTCCCGTTTCAGTGATTTGTTTGCTGATGAGGCGAGTTCGAATTGAACCTGATAGTAATGAGCGCGCGCTTGCTGCAGTTTCAGATCGGCGTCTATTGAGCTGCCGGGGCGATTTGCAGCAATCTGAGCACGTGATAGGCGGCTCTCTGCTGCTTCCAGTCTCTCGTTTTTCTGAGACTTCCAAAGGTCCATTGCATTGCCCCGTAAAACTAATGTCTGCTGAAAAGATCGGTGGTTTGAAGCGCGTAGGAAGGCGACTGAGTGGCGCGGAAATAGTCCAGAATTCCAAGAGCTTCCGCTTCGTTGTCATCCTTTGGCGCCCAACCCAAGAGCTTGCCCCTGCTTATTGCCTGCTGCTTGAACCAAACTCGGCTGTCTCTGGTGCCTTTTGGCGCCTGCCCTCGCCCGAGGTAGTGCTTGCGCCACGTCTGCATTGCAATCTTCTGATACGGGATCTGGTTCGCAACAGCTGCCATCTCGCAAAGCCGATGTTGTGCGGGCTGCCATTGCTCATTGCCCCGGTTCATCTGCTTCCCGCTGATAGCTGCAAGCTCATCCTCAATTGCAAGGTGCGTGACGCCAAAGCTTTCGATCTTACCTAGCAACCAACCATAGAAAGAAAGACTTCTGCCACCGTACCCGCCTGTTTTGTCTTTAGCCCCGCAGTCAAAAACTCCTGAGACTGGTTTAGAAAGACCGGGCTCCCAACGAGCCCAGCCAGTCTTCACACCAAGATCAAGTGCCAGGTACATCAGGCGGCCTCTGGCTGGTCTTCATTGTCATTGGCTGCCCAACCGAGTGCCAGCTCCATCTGATCAACCAGCTCGGCTTCATCTTGATCCATATTGGACACAACAGCCTCAACTTGATCCATCAGCTTCTTACGCTTCAGCACTGCATTGAGTTCTTTGGTAGGAACTCCACTGTCACGGGCATCCTGTTTGATTTCCTTGATCTTTTCGCGATTGGTTGCGCACTTGGACATGTACGAGCCCTTGTCGCTTTCAATGACGGTTTCGACTTCGAGGATTTTTTTGACAGCCTCTGACAGGGCTTCTTTATCGACTTGATTGCTCATGTGCTGCATCTCCTGCGGGTTGCTGGTGGTGGTCTGGCTTATTCCGCAGCCATCTGGCGTTGGCTGGCGTTGTAGCTCGCGTCGTAATTGCGCATATGCACCTTGATCTGCTCAAAGCTCTTCTTGATGCGTTCGTGTTCTTTGGGGGAAATTTCGCCGTCTTCTGCGGCTTGCACGATCTCTTTCATGCTGTCGCAATGCACGGGCACAACATTCATTGCGGCGGCTGCAGGGTCCAGTCTGGCAACCCCTTCAGCCTTCTTGCGTACTTCATAGCCGCAAGCCTCAAGGTGGGCCTTGGACAGGCTTGGTTCCAAGCCAATGGCAGCCATCTCGCGCTCAAGGTAGAGAGTGTCTTTGAGGGTCAGGCTGCGCGCCTCGTTGACTTGGTAGGTCTTGCGGATAGTGCCTGAGGAGTGCCCCAACACTTCAGCGGAACTCTCAACGCCAAACGCTGTCACGAGGTTCTTAATCTGCGTGCAAATCCAATTGTTGAACTGGTCAGATGTTCTCGGTGCGTTCATGGAGCGCTTTCCTGTATTTTGCCCCCATGACACAACCGGAGATAGAGGCTAACTTTATGTTGTTCCAAACGGCAGGAGGCCACCAAGTGAGGCACTACTTCCAAGAGAGGCCTCCTGCCACATCACACCGGCTCAAATTGCGAGGAGCTACCAGCGTGAATACAGAGAATGAAGTTGAGCAGATGCTTTCTGACCTGAAGGGCAAAAGCCCTGCTGGAATAAGAGGATCATTAGAGGACAGAATTACTTTCCTTGAAGCTCTAATGATTTCGACTTTGCGGGAAATGGATGCCGACGAAGCAGAGGAGATCATCAGATTGTCACCTCACAAGATCGGAAACCTTCCCTCTCACTATGATATTCAGGCGGACTACTACAAAGCAGTGCTGGATAAGTAGTCCCGGGTCCCGAGGGCAGCTGACTGGGAGGAAAATCAGCCGCCCTCGCTAGGCACAGCCTAGGCCGCCAATGGCAATTGTTGAAATAAGTCGCCTATTGTGACTACGCCACCGGTCTCAACTTCGATCTTGCGCGCAAGTGATGGACTGGGGTGCCGCTTTCCACTCAGAATGCGAGAGACTGTTGGAGCGCTGCAGCCGATCAATGCTGCAAACTCCGCAGACTTCAAATTCTTATCGGTGAGGTATTCGCGTAATTTCTCCATAGGCAATATATAGAACTATAATTGCCTATTGTGCAATATTAAAATTGCCATTTAGGCTATGGATTATGCGAAGAGTAGAAGAAATAATGACTCTATGACAAAGAATCCCGTTAAAGTAGCGAAGGAGCTGTCGGGTCTGACTGGAGAGCAACTAGCTGAAAAAATTGGAATTTCGGCTAGTTATTTATCGAGACTCGGTAGTAAAGGCCGCTCAATAAAAACTGACCTAATTGACAAATTGGCAGAAGCTGTTGGCATGTCTACAGCTGAGTTTTATGGTCAGATTTCTAACGATAGTAGCTCGCCTGAGCGTCCGGCCTTTTCTGAGAAAGCACAGGTAGCGAGTCTCTTAGAACCCGCTCAGCTCCCGCTCCTTGGTGACCTCAACGGGATTGGTGACTATTTGCCCTCTCGCCCTGACCGCATAGACACAATAGAAGGTCCGCAGCGCTTGCTGGGCATACCTGGTGCGTATGCTTTACGGATGCCTGGCACATCCATGGAGCCGCGTTATCACGAAGGGGAAACGCTTTTTGTAAACCCACGCACAGCAAAGCCCGGTCAGTATGTGGTCATCCAATACACATTGGAGTCCGGGGAGACAGTGTGGCAAGTTGCACGCTATGAGCGGGTATCTGGCTCCAGCCGGGTATTCTCGCGCTGTAATGGCACTGATCTAGCCATTCCCAACAAGCAAATCATTGCCATTCATGAAATAATTGCCACAGGCAACTGGTAGCAATGCTCAATAGCTGATTGAGGAGAAGGCTTAGACGACGAAAAGCTGCAGTCCGATTGTGAGTACGAGCCAAATTAGCATAGGCCACACCCCTCTATCGGTTCGGCTCCCTCGGAGATAGAGATACACCGGCGGGACAAGGAATGCCCACAACCGCAAATGGCGTGTTGCGCCCGAATGGCCAGCATCCTCAAGCTCTCGAATGTCATTAAATGCTAGCAGCACAAAAGTCAGTATATGCAAAAAAACAGAAACTAACTCAGAGGCAGCATAACTGAATTTTGCAAGTCGCATTATGACATCAACAAACGCAAGAGCCAGTGGCAAGGCAATGAGGTAGTTGAGCCAAGTATCGTCTACGCTTATCACCTTGGCCCGGTGCGACCCCTTCAAAGAGCGGCTGTTGACAGCATCAGTAAACCGTTTTCGGTTCCCACCAAATGCCGCCCTCGAAATCACGTCACTTCGCTTCACTCGGCCAGCTTTTTCAAAGCGCTCCAGATCTTTGCTCGAAACAGGCCCAACCCATTGACCATTCTCAATAAAGAACCAGCCCTCATCTTTTTTCTCGCCAGCACCACTCATAAAACACCCTCCGCGCACCGGGGTAAACCTAGCCAGATTCGACACTTATGAATGCTGAATTGTTTTGATTAATCGAAGTTCTGACGAGAGCTTCTTTTGCTGCTCTGCTACAGCGCGATAAAACGCTGAAACCTCAGGCATGCGATTGCTCGTCTTCAGACATTGCAGGCCGCCTTCATAAAGCGCTCCAACCCAAGTTTTCTCACGCTTAAAGATGTAGAACAGTGTTGCTGCATTTTTTTTCGCTACATCAGGTGAATAGGTCGCATAGTTCTCAAATACAAACTTGATTGCGTCTCTAATCTGAGCATCCTCAGCAACTTGATAGAGCCCTACAGCGGCCCGTAGAGCATTATTAGCGGCTTCTACCGCCGGGGTGTCATTTGCACCCTCACCAGCACTCCTGCAAGCTCGGAGAGCTTTTTGGAGCCCATCCATAGCAGCAGCATATTCACCGCATTGATCCAAGTGTGACAATGCTTCCGAACTCTTCGCAATCTCAGTCATAGCACTACCCTCGCTGCTGCTCAGCTTTCAGTGAATAGATCTGCCCCAGCAACGCGCTGACCACGGCGAACGCCAGGAGCACTTGCAGCGGGCCGCTCAGGATAATTTCCATCCAAGATCTCTTGAAATTTCCCTTTCTGAAGAATGAAATCCAAGTGAATTACCCACCCTTGATCATTCTCACCCAGCAGGAATGGACACCTGCCCGCTTTTGCGACGACCTCAGCAAACGTGCGCCCTTTCGGAAGGTCCTTGAGCGCTCGCGTGAACTCTCGTCTTCGCTTATCAGAGAGCTTAGTAGGCTTCGGCAGTGGTAAAACGCCCGTCGCCTTGCTTGCGTTGTATTCCTCAACCGACTTGCAATAAAAATCATAAGATTCACGGACATAATCCGGCGCGGAAGCGACAAAAGAATCTACGTCAGTAGATTCTGAATCTTGTTTTTTGTTATCTTGTTTATTTGTTATCTTGTTCTTCTTTGTGCTCGTTACTGTTCCGTCGCCGTTCCGTCCTTGTGCTCGTTTGTGTTCCGTTACTGTTTCGCTCGCCGCTTCTCCACTCTGAAATTTTGAATAGTTACAGATAGTTATGAGATTTTCGCCTGTGCTGCATTCAATCTCAACCATGTGCCACTTTTCGAATTTCTTGAGTAACCGACGTGTTTTGCCAACAGAACACCCCCACTTTTCAGCTAAAAATCGTAGCGAAAAACTAAGCTGACCTATTGAAAGATCTATCTTTTTGGCCCGTCGAGATACTGAGGTTTCTCGCCATGCAGCTTGCGAAACCAGCCAGCACCAGCACCCCCACTCCCAAGGGCTCTCTAAAGCTTCATGCTCGAATAGAGCGCGATCAACACGTATCCAGCCTGCCATGTGCACCTCAATAGTGGGCATAATTCCAAACTTGCAATACCGCATCTAGCAATATATTTCCATTTAGGCAATTTTAATATTGCCAATTAGGAAATTTTCTGTTTCTATCAGCATCAAGCCATACGCAAACTTTTTACGGCCAACGAGGTGTGAAATGGACTTTGAGACGGACATTCAGACGACCTTGGATCTTATCTCCAACGGCTTTCTTTATGCAGAGCAAATGATCGAAGCGAAGGTCAACTGCGCGCTCGATGATGACTGTGAAGGCTTCGTCATTCAGGAAATCAGAGTCGAGGAAGCAGGCTCTGACCGTGAGAAGCGCCTTGATGCCAAGAGCGAAGGTGAAGAGCGCATTTTATGGCTCATGCTTTCCGCAGTTGTTTACAGCTGTGAGCACATCTCCGAACAGTTTTGGGACGCCTACAACAGTGAAATGAGGATGGCAGCATGAAACACTATGTGTTCCCCTTTGAGCTTGTCGCCATGTCGGCCTGCTCTACCAACCGCGCTAAGTTCGGCGAACTTCTAATCCTCGCCGAGTTAGACAAGATCTATGAAGACCAAGAGCTTGAAGCTCGTATCTTTCTACCTTGCTATGAGATCTCAGACCTCGATTATTCCCTGTTCCCCGCCAGCCATCGCCGGATTGACCGCAAGGGGCGCCGTTACATTGAACTAGATCTGAAGGACTCCGGCCTTTCTGAGATGGGTTCCGCAATTCTGGAAACGCTACAAGAGCACATTGAAGAGCTGCGCGATTGGGCAACCCGAGATGGCTCCTTGCTAGTGCATGACCCTGAGTTAGACGATTACCGGCCTCTTAGGGAGCTGGACAAGGCAATATCGGTCGTTGATCTGCGCGCCTATCTGGAAAGTAATCTTGCGGCAGCCGCATAACACGCGCCCCTGATTTGAGCCCTTAAAGGGCGAACTCACAGACAACCAAACACCACCCAACTGCGGAGCCTATCGTTCCGCAGAACGCCACCACTTTGTTTTGCGCGAGGAGGAAATGCCTTGGAAGAGATGACCCATGGGGACTGCCTGCGGTGGGCTCAGAAGTACCGCGATATGTGCCTCACCCATCAGGAAATTCATGAGCGAACCGGGAGTGCCGGCTCTTTGAGTTTCGCCCGGCAGTATGAGCGCCTCGCCAAGCACTGGCAGGCAAAAGCTGACAGCTTTGAACAGAAGGAAGCAGCCTGACATGAATGCAGTGACCGACAATGAGGAACGCAAGAAACTTGACCTTGCCGACCTTCGCGCCAACCCGGAGAAATACTTCGGTGAGGAAAGCATCAGCTTTGAAGATCTAGAGGCTGTCATCACAGCTGAGAACGCAGCATTCAAGGCTGATCTGAGCACTGAGAAAGGCCGCAAAGCGATTATCTCCTTCTCTCGCCAGTGCTCAACTTTGAAAACTGCCATTGATGGCGCGGGCAAGGAGAAGGTGGCTTCCATTAAAGCGCAGGCTACCGCCATTGATTCACGACGTAAAACCATGCGCGATTTTCTTGATGCAATGCGTGATGAGCGACGGTTGCCACTTGATAATTGGGAGGCACAGGAAAAGAGCCGCGTTGAATCCCATCGGGCAATCATTGAGGGAATGATCCAGAACGGCTGTGTCGCTTTCAATGAGAGTTCTGCCGACATTCAAAAGCGGATCGATGCAGTGCGTTCTGTTGATGTGACTGCAAGTGCAATGCAGGAGTTCGCAGACCAAGCCAGCTCAAAGAAAATCACCACTCTCGAAAGCCTCGATAGGCATCTGAAGCAGGCCCTTCACACCGAAGAGCAACAGCGCAAGCTGGCTGTGCTTGAAGCCGAGAAAAAAGCTGAAGCAGCCAAGGCCGAAGCCGACCGTAAGGAACGCGAAGCGGAAGAAGAGGCAAAGCTTGAAGCTGAGCGGGAGAAGACCCGTGAGGCCGAAGAACGGGCTGAGAAAGAACGGATCGAAGCGGACAAGGCCAGAGCAGCTGCGAAGGCTGTCGCCGAAGCTGAAGCAAAGCGCAAGGCCGAAGACGACGCAAAGCGGAAGGCTGATGCAGATCGCGCAGCAAACATCGAACACCGCAAGAAGTTCAACAATGCAGCGCTGAAAGCAATCATGGAGGCCGCTGGCATTGGCGAGGATCGCGCTAAGAAGATTGTGCAGGCCATCGCCTCCGGCGCCATCCCCCACGTTTCAATCAAATACTGAGTTTCACATGCAGGGTTTTGGGTTTTGGGCAGCTCTTCCTGCTGCCTTCAAGTGGGGAGCAATAGCTTTTGTTGCTTCTCAGTTTTTCACTCACGCTGACCGCTGGGTCGCTACAATCGCGGGATAACATCATGGCTGAGAAAATTTGGGATACCTACACAATCACAGAGCCGGGCATTTATGCTGAGCTTCCGATTGAGAAGTACCATTCCCACGTTTGCGTTGGTCCGTCCATTTCCTCCAGTGGACTGCGCGCAATCGCTAACGGCTCTCCGGCAGAGTACTGGGCAACTTCCTATCTGAACCCTGAAGCGGAGCCTCGTGAAGACAAGGACCACTTCCGGCTCGGGCAAGCTGCGCACACGCTTTTTCTGGGTGAAGGCAAGTTCGACGAGCAGTTCTCTGTAAAGCCTGCCACCTACGTTGATCCAAAGACAGGTGCGGAGAAGAAATGGAACGGCAACGCCAACGTCTGCAAAGAATGGATCGCTGACCAAGAGCTTTCAGGTAAGCGTCTTCTTTCAACGGAGCAGATGCATGATCTCAAGGGAATGGCAGGCATGCTCCCCTGGCAAGCTAACTGCCCGAACTCTGGCTTACGAAATTCAGGGATGGTGCAGTCTGGAATCCTTGACGGTGCGATTGAGCGCTCGTTGATCTGGAAAGACCCTGAAACCCACATTTGGCTTAAAGCCCGCCCTGACCTTGTGGACCTCAATGACGCTTATCCGGTCGATCTGAAAACAACGCGGGAAGCCCGGAAAGTACAGAACTCAATCGCAGACCTTGGCTACAACATGCAAGCCGCCTTGGTTGCTGAGGGGCTTCGCGAGGTTTGCGATCTTGATTGTCGTGGGTTTGCGTTCGTTTTTGTACAGACCAGCGCCCCTTACACGGTCGAAGTCGTCGAATTGAGCGAAGAAGATCTTGAATTGGCTCGCCGTGAACTACGTCGCTCTATTCGACTGTTTGCTGACTGCCTGAATAAGAACGAGTGGCCAGCCGGAACAGGCGAGCCTCGAACTTGGATAACACCGCAATGGTACTCCTCCAAGCTTGAGAACCTTGAAGCTGCCAATGACCTGCCAATTCTGGAGAATGCAGCATGAGCAGCAAGGCTCTCACACCTAACGGTAATGGTCGCAGTATAACTGCGGCCATGGCTGAGCGCTATGGCATGGACGCATCTGCATTTGAGCAGATTTTGCGTAGCACAATCATGAAGCCAGACAAAAACAAGGAGCCGCCCTCCAAAGAAGAGTTTGCTGCATTTCTGGTTGTTGCCCATGAGTATAATCTGAACCCTCTTACCAAGGAGATTTACGCGTTCCCTGCAAAAGGCGGCGGCGTAGCCCCGATTGTCTCGGTTGATGGGTGGGCAAACCTCATCAACTCCAACCCTCAGTTCGATGGCATGGAGTTTGAAGACGAGCTGGACGAGAAAGGCGCGGTTATTGCGATCACATGCCGGATGTTCCGCAAGGACCGAACACGCGCCATCTCTGCTACCGAATACATGGAGGAGTGCAAGCGCGCCACTGACCCATGGAGGCAGTGGCCTCGGCGTATGCTGCGTCATAAAGCTATGATCCAAGCTGCACGCTATGCATTCGGCTTCTCTGGTATCTATGAAGCGGATGAGGTTGAACGGGCTTTTGACGCGCCTGAACGCCCTTCAAGCGGTCTAGAGCAGCGACTTGCAGCACGACGCGCTCGCCCTCTAACTGGTCCTCAGGAAGGCTACAACGCTGCAGCTGAAACAATCGAAGGTGAGATCCTCGCCGCAACTGATGAAACTCAAGCGGAGTACACGGCTGATGCACATTTCGAACAGGCTGAAGGGGGAGAAGCTAGTTATCAGGCAGAGGAAGAAGCTCAAAAAGCTGCTCAGCAAGACGGACAGTGTAATCCTGAAACTATCAAAGGCGGTGGACAAAGAGCACAAGGGATTAGCGACAATCCACTCTCTCAAGGCGCAACTGCGATCTGGTCACAATTAGACCCTGAAGCCCGCAAGTCTTTGGATGAAGACTCCAAAGCCATACTCGGGCTTTTGATGGAAGACCTTGCCAAAGTGGGCAATTCCAAAGCAGCCAAGAACGCCCTCACAGGCCACCAGAAGAGCATTCGTGCAATTGGAGAGCAATCCTTCAGTGAGCTTTGTCAGGCTGCTGTGACCGCACGCTGCGCCCAGCTTGATGGAGGTAAGTGATGGGCTTCCGTTTACACCGACCCGATACAGCATTCTCCCTCGATCCATCAGGCAAGCAACACGCGCGCAAAAAGGATGAGGGTCACCTGGCCTTTGTCCGCAAGCTCCCCTGCCTCATCACTGGCCGGTATGGCGTTGACCCCTGTCACGTGCGTTATGGCGATCCGCTCTACAAAAAGCCGCGAACCGGCAAAGCCACCAAGCCTGATGATTGTTGGGTGGTTCCGATGATCAGGAAAAAGCACGACGAGCAGCACGGCCAGAATGAGCGTGAGTTCTGGCGGGCACAAGGCATCGACCCGCTCGCTGTCGCAAGAGATCTCTACTCAATCTCAGGCGATGAAGAAGCAGCAAAGCGCATCCTGACCGCAGCAAGAGTGAGAAAAGCAGCATGAAACACACTGAAGAAAAACTGAAAACCCTCTGGGATGAAGCCTGCAAAGCCAACCAAGAGCTAACAGCCTTCTGCACACTCCATGCGATTGTCGGAGACGCCTTCGGAAAGCCTGAAGGCATGGCCCACGCAGTCGCAGCAACCAACTACGACAGAGCGATGTTTGACGAGCTTGCAGACCTCTACAACGCAGCAGCTTGGTCTGCTCGTAAGTACTGCTATGCGGTGGGTGAAAACAAAAAGCAGGATCGCGCTTGGGCTAAGAAGCAGCTCAACAAGAACCCTGCTGACTTGGTGGAGGCAGCATAGCGGAGGAGTGATGCTTTGAGGACTAAATCACCATTCAAGCAGATTGATATCGCCAGAGCTATAAAAGGGGCTGAAAAAGGTGGCCTTTCTGTCCGCTGCGTCGAAATCAAAGCAGATGGAACAATACGCCTAAGTTCCGAAGTAGCCACGAGCGACAACGACAACAAAGAACCACCCAAGGTTAGCTCGATATGAGACAGAGGAGAAAACGCCTCCCGTATATCCTGCGGGAGGTTGGGCGTGGGAAGGTCTTTTGGTACTTCAGGCGCGGGAAAGGCCCTAGAAGCCGCCTCCCCGGCGAATATGGCTCTGAGGAGTTCATGGAAGCCTATACCGCCGCTCTCAATGGCGCTGATGCACCTCCGAAGAAGAAACGCGAAGAGAACACCCTTGGCTGGCTGATCGATCAGTATCTCTCCAGCCCTGAGTTCTCCTCATTGAAGGAGAGTACTCAAGCGGTAAAGACAAGCTTCCTAAGCAACATCGCAAAAGAAAGCGGCCATCATCCACTGGAGGCGATTGATGCATCAACGATCCAAGGTGGGAGAGATAAACGCGCAAGTACCCCAGGTGCCGCCAATAACTTTCTGAAGCACATGTCGGCGATGTACAAATGGGCTATCAGCAACAACACCATTCACATCACCAAGAACCCTACCCGCGACGTGCCGCGCCTCAAGAACAAGTCAGACGGCCATCACACATGGACGCCTGAGGAAATTGAGCAGTACAGGAACCGGTGGCCTCTTGGAACACGCGAACGCCTTGCGCTTGAGGTGCTGGCCTTTACCGGGCTTCGACGCGGGGATGTTTGCAGAGTTGGCCCTGCCCACGTCAAGGACGGGGTAATAAGCTTCTCAACGGAAAAAGGAGAAGTGGAAATACATCTACCTATCTTACCACCCCTTCAGGAAGCAATCGACGCAACACCACACGGTGTCAGCTACATCGGCAAAGAAGACAAAACGCCATACACGAAGGAATCGTTCGGGAATTGGTTTAGGGAGTGCTGTGTCGTAGCTGGTGTGCCCGGTCGTGCTCATGGAATGAGGAAAGCTGCGGCGACACTGGCCGCTGAAAACGGTGCGACCGATTCTCAGCTAAAAGCAATCTTTGGCTGGACGACTGATGATATGCCGTCTCTGTATACGCGCAAAGCAAACCGCAAGAAAATGGCAGAAGAAGCCATGAAGACGTTGCAACGAAACCCCTAA